TCAAATATGGATTGCACGATGTGTTACGTTAGTCATCTCGATAGCGGCGCCGGTCACATGGGATGGGTCTGCCTGTGAAAGATCCGACCGGCGCCCTCGGCCCGCGGGGTTGCGCCGGGGGTCTTCGTTGCCGGCTCCGGGGATCAGCCAAAACTCGGCGGTCCCAGTGCGCGTATCCGGATCGAAGTGAATCTTGCGTAGAAATGCACGGACGATCAGGCGCTGCTCCTCGATGGTGCCGGCGAGAAGAACGTTTCGCGCCATGCGGATGCGCTGGCAGGCCAAGCTATACTGCGAGTCGACGGCTTCATCCAGCATTTCGCGCTGGGCTGCTTGCCGGCGGATGGCTTCTTCCTGGCGCTGTAACTCCTCCATCTCCAGGCGCAGTGTTTCCAGATGAGTATTCACAAACTCGCGGTTGACGTCGCTGATGTTGCCCAACACAGTGCTCACCGTCTGGCTGATCTCCCGCTTGCGCGCAGCAATGGATTCCAGTGTCACCCCGCCTTGTGCCTGCTCCCGCGTGGCGGTGGCTGCCAGTTCCTGCCGGATCATCCCCCGCAGTTCCTCTTCACCCCCGTCATGCAGATAGCGCTGAATGATGTCATCGATCTGATCGAGTACCCAGTTCTCCAACGTTTCCTGCGAGATGACCGAGCGGTGGCAGACGGCATTACCTTTCGAGACGTAACCGTTACACGCGTAATAATACGTCTTCACTTTCGTGCCGTCTTTTCGTGGCTTCCCCTTATTGACGGCGTACCCTTGCCAGTAGTGTTGACAGCGGTCGCACTGGATGAGGCCGGTCAGGAGATATCGAGATTTGGCCCCTTGCCCGACGCGGTATGATTGTCCGCTGTGGGTTTTCCGCCGATCTTCCCGCTTGGTGCGGGCCAGTTCGAACTGCTCCCGTGTAATCAACGCCGGATGCGCGGAAGGGATCACGATCCAGTCGTCCTCCCGATTTTGTTCGGCGCCTCCACTGGGGATGCCATGTCGTCGTACCGCTTTGCCATCAGCAATCTTATGGAATTTGGCAAAGGATAAACGATTCCATACGAGGTCGCCGATGTAGGCCGGGTTGAGTAAAATATCACGGATGGTGGTCATCGACCAATCGGCACCATGATAGCGCGACCAGGCTCCACCGCGCGGTGAGCAGATGCCCATGGCATTTAACCGGTCGGCGATCCCTTTGAATCCGAGGCCATCACGGGTGTACCAGGTAAAAATGTTGCGGATGGTTTCGACACGCTCGGGATCGCTCGGAGTCAATTTGCACCGGTCGGCCTTGCTGACATTGAGCGACTCCCCGCGTTCGACTGCACTGGTCACTTCACCCTGTGCGTTCAGCAACTCTTTACTGCCATCCGGTTGGTAGCGGACGATGGCGCGAATGGCTCCCGCGCTCGTGTAATAGGCCAGGTCATAGCCATACGGCGGGGTGCCGCCATTCCACCAGCCTTCGTTTATACGGGAAAGTTGGCCGCGGATGGTGACCAGCGACAGATCTTTCGATTCCTGCCGCGCCTGCCACTGCTTTACCGGACGCAGCAGGTCATCGGTATCGTCGCCGTTGAACCCCTCGGAGATGTAGACGATCTCAATCCCGCGTTTACGTAGGGTGAAGCGGTAATAGCCGGCTTCATCGTTATCCAAACGTCCGAAGCGTTTGACATCGTAGACCAGTACGTATTTGAACGGGCATTCCCGTTCCTTTGCATCTTCAATCAGTTCCTGAAAGGCCTTCCGCCCCTCGGTCGACGTGCCGCTGATGGCATCATCGATATAGTAATGCAGCACTTCATACCCATGTTCTTGTGCATACCGGTCGATGGCTTTCCGCTGGTCGCCGATGGATTGTTCTTGTCGATCCGTCGAGCGGCGCAGATACCCAACTGCCGGCAGCAAGCCACGGGCTGTCATCGTTGCTACAGTCATTCGTCATTCCCTTCTACGTATGATGGTCCTGCATTCATCGCTCCGGAGGGCGAACAAGTCAAGTCGCGTGGTGGAAGCGGGTTATCTGGTTGACCCATACGAACTGCGATACTTGCAAGCAGTCGCAAAGCCCCCCTCATCGAATCCCGCTGTGACGGCATGGCCGGCGTCATTGTCGCATGCATTGAGAATCGCTCCGCGACTTCCAGGCTCGACTGCGAAGATTTTTGTCGTTTACTACCGATAGGCATATCAATTCCCCCATGTCATCTCTCAAGCTCAATCCAAAATCGTCAGCATTACACGTTCAAGGCTCGGGATACGCAGCGTGGCACCCACCGGCAAGTCGAGCGGAAAGCAAATGTCATTCCAATCACAGATGATCCACCAGAGCGTGGCATCACCCAGATACTGATAGGCCAGCAAATCGATCCGATCTCCGTCCATCACGATATGGAAGCGGTCGTCCGACTGCGGTGTGGTGTCAGCTTGGGGGCGATTACCCAGGAATTTCGTCTCGCCATCCTGGTAGATCACGCAGTCTCGATAGCGCGAGCGGTCATTGATCATCGTCTCACCTCACTGGCATTTACGGATTGTGTCACTATCTCTTCCAGCGTCACCTCGACATCGGCGCGTTGCGGCAGCAGCGTCGTCGGATCGAAAAGATAGCTGTAATGCGCACGCACCTCGCGCACGAGACACGGCGTGCCGGGATACAGCTCTCCGAAAAAGAACAGCACCTGGTGCGGCGCTTGTTTCAGCATCGTGCCGGCGTGCGTCGGATAGAGCAGCGCCTGCAGCCAGGCGACCTGTTTCTTCACGTCTTTCTGGTAGAAGATCGCGGTGAAGCTGATTTTCCGGGCATCACCGGCGATAAACTGATAGCGTGGGTGACTCATCCCCGGCACCACCAGCGTGGCATAACTGGTCGATTTGCTGTCCACGATATCATTCGGATTGTATTGAAATGCCAGTCGTTCACGGGTGATGGCATCGACCAGATATGCTGTTAAGGGTTTCGTCTGTGCCATCCGTTACCTCACCGATTGTCGTAATTACGGATTCGACGTTCCTGCATATCGCGATAGACCGCACGTGCAATCTCCCGGCCATCTAATGTAACTACCATGTCCCCCGGCGTTTGCCCACCAAGCGCATCCAGCTTGCTGGCAATCAACTCCAACAAATCACGCATCGGCTCACTGGCAGATTGCGTGGATGCCGACTGCTGTAGCGGACGTATGGGCACCGGTGTGATCGGACGCACGACTGGCGTGCCTGCCGTGACCGGTGCCAAAGTCGGCGGTATCACCGACGGCAGGTTGTTGCCAAACGCAAACGCCTGCTGCATGGCCAACGCCGGCAGATGCGAGGCTTTGGCGATCCCCCGGCTCATGGTGTCGAGCACCGAGAAACCGGACTGTGAGAGCGTGGACAGTGGACCCAACTCCGCATCGGAGTGCGGCAGTAGTTTGCCCAGTTTCCCGAGTCCGGCTTTCAATGCCTCGAACGGCGCACTCACCGCTGAACGTATGCCGTCCGCCAGCGTGCTCATCAACTTCTTCCCGGCATCCAGCGCATTCGGCAGCAGATTAGCCAAGCCTGATGTAATATGCTGGAATGCCCCCGACCCGGCGTTCTTCACGCCGTCCCACGCGGATACCGCCCAGCCTTTGATCGATGCCCAGGTCGATGATGCCACGCCACGGATGGATGCCCAGACTCCCACGATCGTGGCACCCACCGTTTGCATGGCGTGCCCCAGCCAGGGATATTGCGCACTGATCTGACTCACCGCCATCGACGATGCCGCTTTGCAGCGATCCCATAACGAGCCGTGCCCGTTGGCGATGGTGTTCCAGGCGTTCGAGGCGATGGATTTCGCCAACTCCAGATTCGTCGCATGGAAGTTCACATACGACGAGACGCCGGATTTGATACCGTCCCAGGCCTGGCTGGCGCCGGATTTGATGCCGTTCCACGCCGTGCTGCACCAGTTCCCGATAGTCGATGCACCCGCCTTCACGCCATCCCAGATGGCGCTGCCCGCGCTTTTGATCCATCCCCACACCGCTCCCAGGAAGCCCTTGATCCTATCCCAGTTCTTATACACCGCCAACGCGATCCAGCCGAGTGGTCCCGCGACGACCGCGAGGATGGTCGGTCCCCAGGTTTTCAGGAACGACACGACTCCCGTGAACACCGACACCGCCGTATGCTTCAGCCCATGCCAACAGCCCAGCAGGAAGGCTTTTATGTGATCCCAATTCTTCCAGACCAGGATGCCGATGCCGATCAACGCGGCAATCGCCAGGCAGATGAGGCCGATGGGGCCGGTGGCGATAGTCATCGCCATCCCGAAGGCCGTCGTCGCCGCCGTTGCGATCCACGTCGCCGCCGCCCCCGCCAGCATGATCCCACGCTGAATAAGCAAGGCGGCGTTGGCTGCCACAGTACGCGCCTGGAGCGCCACCCACTGCGCCCCTTGCGCCACCAGTACGCCGACAGCACGCCAGGCGGCTACGGCGTATTGTGCGGTACTCACGGTCGCCATCCGTATGGCCTGCCAGGCGCTGGTGATCCCGCCGATGAAATTCGACCAGGACGTACTGACGATGGTCTGGAGCTGGGTGATGGTCCGCACCAGGCTGATCGAGCCGGCCATTTGCAAGCCCATGACGAAATTGCTGATAATCCGCGCGCCGGCGATGGTCGCCTGAATCCCGGTCTGGATCAGCGCCGGTCCGAAGATCGTCCCCAGCACTATCGCTGCCCACTTCACGACGGTGGCGATGGTGCCCCAATGCCTGACAAACACATTGCTGACGACCGTCATGCCTTCCCGCAGCCACCCGAACGCCATCACCAATCCACGCACAACTTGCACGATGCCAGTGATGACCCAGACCACCCCGGATAACACCATAACGATGACCTGACCGATGAAGCCTAGCACCCCGCCGACCACCTGTCCGAATGTCCGCCAGCTCCCCGTGGTGCCTGCGACTTCCACCTTGACCGATTGCACGATGCCAAAGACACGCCCTAACGCGGTGAAGAGGCCAACGAATGCGTGCACCAGCGCGGAGACGGACGGTTCGATGATCGCGCGAATCTTCCCAAAGAAACTGCTGAATCCTTGCCAGAGCCCGACGAGAAACGCACGCACGCGCGCATAGACTTGAAAGACGGTCACCACGAAGTTGAAGAGTCCGGATCGCTGCAGTTGTGCGGCGATGCTCGCGCTCATCGTGCCGGTTTCTCCGTTGAAGCTTGAGATGAGCTGCGACAATCCCAGGAAGACCGCTTTGATATTCGTCCAGGCGGTCATCACCACATCGCGAATGCCAGCGAAGTTCGTTATCCATGCCTGGCGAAGCAGCCAGACGGCGACGATGACTCCGGCGATGATGAGCATGGCAGGCAGCAATGATGTACTGACCGCTCCCATGGCGCCGGCGAGAATCGGGCCAATCGTCGCCAGTCCGGTCTGGATGGCGGGGATCAACAGGCCGAGTGAGCCGATGGCCGCAATAGACCCGCCGACCACCAGCAATAACGCGCCCAGTCCCAGCGTGGCAGCCAGGATGCCGCGTACCAATCCGGGATGCGCCCGCGCCCAATCCTGCAGCCGCAACACCACGAACTGCACCCCTTGCAACAGCGGGGCAAAGACGGGAAGCATGGTGTTGCCGGCGATTTCCGCCAGATTCTTCATCTGCTGGGTTGCCAGCTTCAACCCGGAGCCGATATCGCTGGTCATCGCCCGTGCCATCTCTTCGGTCACGGCGGTGCCGCCCTGCATCGCCTGGCGTACCCCATCGATGTTGACTTTCAGGGTGTCCATCCCCTGCATCATCTGGGTCAGGAAACGGATCGACTCTTCCGAGCCGAACGCTTTCTGCAACTGCATCTGCGTGGTGACGCTGGCCAGATCCGGGAATTTGCGCTTGATCGCTTCCAGGATGGGGATGATACCGAGCATATGTCCCTGGGCATCGGTGAAGGTCAGCCCCAGTTCCTGCCCGGCCTTGCCGACCTTTTGCACGAAGTACTTATACAGCGTGCCTGCTTCCGCCCCTGGCATGGTCGTCTGCATCTGGCCGAGGATCGCGAGTTGCTCTTCCAACGGGACGTTCGCGGATGCGGCGATGGCGCCGATATTGCGGATGGCTTCCGCCATCTGTGCCCCGTTCGTTTTGAAGGCCGCCACGGTCTGCGCCATGCCGCCGGAGAACATCCTCGCCCAGTCCATGTCCGTCATGTCTTTGGCCAGCGGCTTGTAGATGCCATAGCCGGTGGTGAAGGCGCTGACCATTTCCGCGACACTGGCCTTCGTCGCCGATGCAGTCAACGCGGCCGCCGCGGTGAAGTCGCCGACCGCGGCATCGGAGAGATTGGCCAGTGCGCCTTTGACTTCATAACAAGTGCCGATGAATTCGCCTTTCGTCGCCCCCGACCACTGGTTGGTGAAGCGCTCGGCGGCAGCGGCGATGGCATCCAGGTCTTTCACGCCCTCGGATTTCAACCCGGCCAACCCGCTTTGCGTCGCCATGGTCGCGGCGACCAGTCCGGATGGAATGGCTATCATCGCCACGCCGGCCCCCATGAGCGTCGCGCCTTGCTGGATCAACTCCATGTTGTGCGAGATGCGTTGACTCGATGCGGCGATGGTGGCATCCAGCGATTGCATGGACGACTGCACACGGCCCGCATTTTGCGAGAACGCATCCTTCATGGAGACGAGGATACCGAGGCCGAGATCCTCCATCATGCGGAGCCTCCCCGGTACTCTTCCCAGACGGCGCCGGGGGATTGGCCCAGCCACGGCTGCAGGTTCAACCCAGCCATCAGCCGGTCGCTCACGCTCACGGGGAGGGTCAGCAGGCGTGTCGCCCCGTCGTCATCGACCGCGGTGAAGCGTAAGGTGTAATCACCAGGCACGGCATAGGCGTGTGCCAGGGGATCGCCACTGGCATATCCGGTCGTCGTCGTCCCATCACCCCAGTCCAGTTGCAGGTTGGTAACCGCTCCGTCTGCATCATCTGCCAGCGCCAATACCGAGAGCTGGCAACCAGCCTCCGGTCGGGCATAGAGGGTGCAGGTGGGCGCCTCGTTCTCGACGATGATTTCCGCCTGGTGCTGGGCGCTGGCCCCTTCGGAGTCCGTCACCTCGACGGTCAGCCAGTATCGCCCATGGGTCGGGTAGGTGTAGCTCGCTTCCTGCCCGAGCACCCCGGCACGCCAGCCGGCGCCATTGCCGGGGAGATACCGCCAACTCACAATGGCCGTGTCGTCGGACGAGGAGGACGCATTGATGTGGAGCGTGCGGTGATCGGCATCGACACGGGTGGTGAACGCACACGTCGGTGACTGATTCGGCGCAATCACCACCTGGGTGATTGCACTGTCGGTCATCGTCCCCTCACAGTCCGTCACCCGCGCAAATACGTTGAAGGTGCCGCCGGTGGCCGCATAGGTATGCGAAGACGGCAGACCAGGACCACAGTGAGAGGTGACCGGACCATCCGTGCGTCCTTCCCAGTAGATGCACAAATCCGTGAATGATACCCCGTCGCCCTCGCTGACCAGCGGGGTGATCGTGACCGTGCGCCGGTTGATCGTGACGTCGGTCAGGGAACAGATCGGCGGAATCTTTGCGGCGATGACCACGTTGGCCGGTGTTGCCGGCTGTGCCAATCCCTCGTTATCCGTCGCCGTGGCCTGGATGGTGAAGGTGCCACCGGTGCTCGGATAGGTGTGGGTATATCCCTGCCCGCTGACGCAGCCGCTCGTTTGCGGACTGCCATCACCCCAGGTGATGACCAGGGTGCTGATCGTGCCATCGGGATCGCTGGCCACCGGTGTAGCAGTCACCGTGCGATGATCGATACTGGTGGTCAGCGAACATGTCGGTGGACGATTCACCGCATAGGCCTGGGAGGCGACCCCGCTGGTGGTGAACCCGGTTTTCAACGCGATGACTTTGACCGTGGTATCCGCCTGCAGCGACAGTGATCCCGACAGGATCGCTGACGTGCCATTGGGCGTCGAGCCATCGGTGGTATACCGTAATGTCACCCCGGTCGTCGCACAGGATACCGTGACGGTGAGTGGTGCCGCATACGTGCTGCCGGTATATGGCGCTGATCCGGTCCCGAAGGTCGGTGTGGCACATAGTAGCGTATAGACCGCGGTGGCGACACCCGAATTGGTGTAGCTGGCTTTTTCCGCCATCGCCTTCACGGTGGTCGTAGCGGTGATATTTAACGGGCTGCTGTAGACAGGCGACCCGACCGTTGGGGTCGAGCCATCGGTGGTATAGTGAATGGTGGCGCCGGACGTCGCACAACTCAACGACAGACTGAAGCTATTGTTATACGTGCCGGCAACGGTGCCGAAGGTCGGGTCGGCCACCACGGGCGGTGAACACATGCCGTCTTACTCCTCGCTCAATGTGCAGGTTTGCGAGACGGTGGTGACCGCCCCATCATCGTCTACAACGGTCAGCAGTACGGAATAGGTTCCTGCCGTTGTGTAGTGGTGCGTAAATAGTGCTTGGGGGAGTGCAGGTGATATGGTTCCATCACCCCAATCCAGGGTGGCGCGCATCACGATGCCATCCGGATCGGAGAAATCGATCTCGGCGTCGCAACGGAAGCCTGTCGCGGTCAGCGAGAGGGTGGCCTGTGGCGGTTGATTCGCCAGGTTGACCGGACAGATCACCTGCTGACCATCACCCGATCCGGTCGTCGTTTCGATGGTGATCGTCCTGTCGTCCGTGTAATGAGCCAACGTACGATACCGGCTGGTTTGCCCGATGATTCCGTCGCGCCACCCTTGATCATCGCCGGGATTCCAGCGCCATCCGATCACCGGCTCACCGTCGCTCGTTTCGGCAGGTGCGGTGATGATCAGCGTCTGATGGTCACACGAGCGATCTGCCGTGGTATAGACGAGCAGGCGCTTCGTGGCGGCATCGAGGACGGTGAGATACCCCTCGAATCCGTTCATCGAACTGTAGGTCGGGATGGATTCGCCGGCATCCGGAGCAGGGAGCACGTCGAGCAGACTGTCATCGGGCGCCAGCAGAAAGATGCGATCACCTTGTCCATCCGGTCTCGTGCAGTGGCAGTAGAGGTGCCCGAACAGTTTCGTTAGATTCATCGGGATCTCATCGGCCTGCCAGAGGCCGAGAATGCGCCGGAGGAACACGCCGTCCGGTGAAAACACCTTAATGCAGCGGTTGGCCGTGTCGGTGACATACACCAATCCGTCGTTGACGGTAATCCCATACGGTTGGCCTGGCACCTTGTCGTCATCAATCGCGGCACTCCAACTCCGGCAGCATTCTCCCTCGGGGGTATAGCAGAAAATCCGGTTGGCGCCCGAGTCACTGATATACAACAATCCGTCGGCTTCCGTCATCCCGGTGACATCGGTGAAAAGGCCGTCGCCAAACGTGCGGAGCACCTCGCCGGTGACCCCGGATATGACCTGTATAGCGGTATGCGTGGTCACATGGGGATTGCCGTACCAGAGGATGAAATGCGAGTCCCGGTCGACCGCCACTGGTGCAATCACCCGCTCCAGTAATCGGCCATCGAGCGGCGCATACCGGGAGATCACCGTCGATTGGGCATCATCGAGTGCTGACCCGATCACGTAGAGTGTCGAGTACGCACGGCGAACTGCCCATGGCCGGCAGCCTTCCATTGGCAATTCCTGGGTCAGGGGCGACGCCAGCGACCCGCCGTGTTCCAGGGCAACGGCAGTGCGCACATCCGGTGGTACCGCAACAGTGAGATCAGTCACCCCGCTGCAGATGCCCGCGAAACCTGGAGCAGATGCCTGCACCTGGAACACACCGGCGGCAGTGTAGGTATGGCAGACGGTCTGCTCATCGTAGCTGCTTCCTGCAGGGATGATGACGTCAGTTTGCTCCCCGTCCCCCCAATCGAGAAGCAACGGGATGCTCTCAGCAGCATGATCGATGACCGATGTGATTTGCAGTGTCACCGTCGCGCCTTTTAGCGCATTGACTGCGACATGGCACTGGAGTCTGGAGCGGCGAGTAAAATGCTGCGTCACCACCGGTGATGCAAGCTGTCCACCAGAGGCGTTATGCGTGGCCATGGCGATGATTGTTTGCCCACCGGCAATGGCTATCGGCATGGTAAACTGCTCCGGGGTGACAGGCAGGCCTGTGGGGTCAGTGCCGTCGGTGGTGATCCAGCACATGGATGCCGGGGGCGAGAGCTGGGGGAGAATCATATCGGTTTGCCCGGGCGCGATGGTAAAGATCGGCGCTGCACAGGTTTCGATACGTTGCGGTAGACTGCTTGTTCGCTGTCCGCAGCAGTTGCTTGCCACCACGGTAATTGTTCTGGGTGCCGAGGATCGATAGGTGTGGTGTGCCCATGCCCCCGGATGGCATCCGCTGGTCAGGCAGCGCTGGCCATCATCATTGAGCTCATCCCAATCGATGGTGATATCGCTGATGGCGTCGCCATCCGTGGTGGTATCCGCTTCGACCAGGATCGACAACGTCCTGTCCAGCGTGAACCAGTCGGCAATACGGCAGGTAGGCGGATCACATGCGACCAACAAGGGGACTGTCGCCACCGCGTATTCACCACGATCATCCTGCACCGTGAGCGTGATCGTCCGCTCACCGGATGCCATATAGCAATGCTGATATGTCTGGTCGCTGGTGATCTCGGTTTGCCGGGCACCGTCTCCCCAATCCAATACGACCTCGGTGACGATGCCGACCGGTGTCGAGAAGGTAGGGATCACCATCGCGCACAGACCAGTCTGCATGTGGCACAATGATACCTGCGGACGAATCGGCTCCAGCACCAGGGGCACTTGCTGGCTGACGGTATCGCCATCCATGCCGATGACTTCTACCGTCAACGGCAGCGATCCAGCGACCGTCGGATGGTATTGATAGGTAAACTCTTTGCCGGGAATCCCGGTGTGCCAGCCCGACCCATCACCCGGATCGATACGCCACCAGGCGATCTGCGGCGAGGCATTCACCCGCACTGCGATGCGGCGCTGTTCCACATCCACCTGCAGGGTGAACGCACACAGCGCACCGAACACTTCCGCTGACATATCACTCCTTGCGACGTGTTACGTCGAACTCACCGGCGGAATTGCTCGCGCTCATACGCCAACTGGCGGTCGAGCGCTTCCACGAATTCCGCGCGCCGGCGTAATGACAGCCGGCGTATCTCCTCAAAGCCCCAGGGCAGGCCGCCATAGCCGAGGAAGAAGGCATCTTGCATCAGCGACCGTTCGGGAAGAAAAAACCGGCATCGCCTTCCACCCGGATGCGGATTGGTTGCCCGCAGTGTTCACAGGCGGTATCCACGGTGGTGTCGATACCGCCGTCGACGGCCAGCATCGCCTGCCGGAGTGCCTGGCGATCCTTCAACGACATTTCGGTCACCGTCTTTCTGGTGGGGGCTTTGCCGTCGATGTCCAGGATGCGGATAAGCATGCCCTGTGAGATGGTCGCCTCGGGCAAGGCCGCCAATCGTTTTTCTTTGTGACCATCGAGATAGCCGAAGCGCACAACTTGCCCGGAGCCGGGGAGTGTGCAGGTGAATTCTCGTTCCGTCGGATACGGCGTGACCGGCAAGTCCGCCAGGTTGACGGATAATAAACTGATCCCCTGGCAATTCGCATTGGGGCACGCCAACCGTAACGTCATCTCATCGCCGAGAGAGATCTGCCGGAGTTTCACCAGAATGAATAGACGATCCCCCGCCAGCAGGTCGAGGACATCCTGTGGACTGACCTCCGACTTCTCGCCCAGGTGCACCAGGCAGTTGCGCAGCAATTGATTGACGGCATCGCCGGAGCGCAGCAGCTTGCCATTGGTGAGCAGCTCCTCCTCGGCGCCAGTCAACTCGCGCAGTTCACAGGGGATGCCACTCGGTAAAGTATAGGGATACATGTCTTCTCCTTAATCCCAGTATTGGTAGGCCAGGGACAGCTTCTCGATGTTGTTGTCGGTCTTGCCGCCTTCGAGCTCGTCGTAGTCCAGCGATTTGATCCAGGCGCCGTGAATGTGCCAGCGGCGGGTTTCGATCCCCGCCCGGTCGTACTGCACGATGTCGAGATCGCGCAGGTACATGTCCGGGGTGCCGCCGATACCCAGCGTGGGATCGCCCACTTGCAACAGCCACTGCCGCGCGGCATCGTCGGAGCCGTCAGCCAGCGTCCCTTTCTCGAGGCTGAGCGCGTCGAACTTCATGCGCCCGGCCACCTTCTCATCGAAGAGCGACCCGGCGGGCGCGAAACTGACCTCCTCGAACTCCGTCTTCGGGAGCGAGCATTTCTGAAAGAGCGCCACATCGAACCCGTTGATCTCGATGGCGAATTGCCAGTTCTGATACAGGTTGTGCGGCGTGGTCGCGACTTGTAATGGCATGGTGCATTCTCCTAACGGACTCGTCGGCCCGAATTAGCGTCGATGACGACGGATTGGGATGGTGCTGTGCGCGCCGGGGGCGGCACGGAGGACGAAGCGGCCGTGGACGCATGTTGCGTGTTTCGCTTCCCGAGCGTGTCGGTGGCCGTGTGCCCCGCGCCGTTCCCCAGCGCATTGCGACGGAGCGTCAACTCGCAACTGTATCCGCCGCTATCGATGCGATGCCGGACGGCTTCGACGTAGTAGACGCCGGAGAATTTCCGTCCCACCCCCCGCATTTCAATATTCTGCTTGGCTCGCAACGTCGGCAGACCGATGGTCGTTGCTTCCGCCGTGACGTGCCGAAGTTCCCCAGTGACGAAAGCCTGCTCGGCGGCAGGTTGTGTCTTCGCCGTGCCTGTTGACGGCGTAATCTTTCCCGCGCGCTGTCCAGCCGGTGTGCCCATCGTGCTCTCCCATGGGTGCGATCACCTCACCGCATCACCGGTGTGGGAAACAGCGCGAGCAGATTCGACAGCACCGCATAGATGAAGCGATGCACGGTCAACTCCGTCGCCGGTTCGAACGCGATCAATGCGCGCGAATCCCCGTACAGGACCATAGTGACATGTCCCTTCAATCGGGATGGCACCATCGCGAACCAGCGCGACGCATCGAGCACCGGCCATCCATCTGTGCCGTTTTCGAATCCAATGCTGCCGCAGAGTCGTGCCGGGGCGAAACATTCGTCACCGAACCAGGCCAGGCTCGCGGCGTCCTCTTCGGCTGCCGTGGCGAAATACCAGGGATTGCCGTTTCCCCACCGCTCCAGCACTTCAGGATATGTCAGACTCATCGGCCAGCTCCTATCGCACCGGCTTGCCGGTATTCGCATCGATGACCACCGGATGGGATGGTGGTCCCTGCGTCAAGGCGGATTTGTTCCCGAGTACTGGGCGATCCGGGGTTGACGCATTATCTGCTTTTGCTATCGCCGACTTTTTGGCTTTCGGATCGACGCCGACCGCTTTGGCCGATTGCCCACCGGTCGCATTTCCCTGGGTCTGGGTCTGCGGACGAAACGACCGTAAGATCCCTTTCCGGCTGGTGAAATATTCCAAGGCCAACACCGGAGGCTTCTCCAACCCGCGCGGGTGGAAGTGCAACTCTTCCCCCTCGACATAGAACACATAGCCAGTCGTCCCCTTGCCGTCGGCAGCTCGTGCGGTCTTCGCCAGGTGCGCCAACCATTGCGCGTCCGACAATTTGCTCTGATGCAGCCGCGGGAACCGGTCGATACTCGGCGTGACCACCGGCATCAGGCCATGTTCATTCGCGATGGTGTTCGCGATGTCGCTCGCGCGAATGCCGCCCGAGTGTTCCCACACCCGCTGCACCTGCTCGGTAGACAACTTGCACGCCTTGTCATACGCCTTGATGGTGATCGTCGGCGCTCCCGATTCCGGGAAGTCGTAGCCGATCTCCTTGATCACCGCCACTCGGGTCGGCGAGAGATTATCCGCATACCCGAAGCGCACCCGCACTTCATGACCTTCCTGCAGCGAGGGATGATCGATCCATTGCAAATACGGATCGGTCAACGTCACTTCCAGCAAATCCATCTCTTTTTCGTGATCCTCATAAGTGAAGGAGATCAGGTCACCGGACAGATCAAGGGAGAGACGATGGCCTTCGATATCGAGCAGCACGATGGGTGCCTGCGTCATGCCTGATCTCCTTCATGCCACCACTTACGCATGAGACCGGAAAATCTACGAACTCCCACGAAAAAAAGCGCGCATCGCTGCGCGCTCTCCCCGAAATGCCCCTGCCTGATGGTCCATCGTGAAATTTCACGATGCGACGCCAACTTTTTTCCAACTTTTTTCACGCTCGAATTAGGTCCATTTCGCTCCCTGACTGCCCGTCACACCGGGCATCTCCGTGAAATTTCACGAGTAACGGGTGAGGCCTCGGTGCCACACCGTTCCTGCGCCCTCCCGGATGACGCGTCAACGCCGGGCCTCCATCTCACTCAAGGAGGCCGACATGGCTGACCCGACCTTCACGTATGACCTCGATCCGGTCATGGTGCATAAAGTGGAGTATTTCGCGCACTTGCTGCGCCGTTGTCTCAGACTGTCCGAAGACGATTACCAGGATTATCGCCAGGAGCTGTATCTCCATGCGATTCGTCGCACCCCGCGTTATGACCCCAGGAAAAGCGGATGGGCGAAATTCATGGAGTGCGTGGTGCATGCCCAGGCCGTGACCATCATGCGCCGGCATACCTATCGGATTGAGCGAGAAATTTCATACAGCCGCTATCTCCCGGCAGACGGCGTGTTCGATACCGACAATGTCCTCGTGTCACGGCTGGACGGCGTTCCCGTCACCGATGACCAGGAGTTGATGACGACGCATCGGCAAGGGGCGGAAACCGACAATATCGATGCCGCCATCGTCATTAACGAGGCGCTCACCGCGTTGGCCCCGCATCTCCAACACATCGCGCGCCTGTTGATGGCCGGCTATCGCACCAGCGACATCGCGCGCGAACTGGAGATGCCGTATACCTCGATACACCACCAGGTGCAGCGCGTGCGCCAGCTCCTCGCCGCGCAAGGCGTCACATTTTTCCCGGTGCAGGTTCGTAAGAATCCCCGACCCGCGCGTAAGAGGGACAAGTAGCGACAACCGACACGGAGTGCCATGACCACGCATCCCATTCTCACCACCTATTCGTTCTGGAACAGCTATCGCAATTGCCCGCGGGCATGTGCCTGGCGGTATGTCGAGGAGCTGGCGCCGATTGAGCGGAGTCTTTCCCTGCGCTTCGGCACGATGATCCACCAGTGCCTGGAATGCTGGCACCTGCGCCGCGATCTGGGTGAGACGCTGGAGTTGATCGAGCGGGCCTGCTTAATACACCAGCAGTCGCCGGAAGTGCGTGCTGCCCAACACCTGGCGACCGCCATGATGCTGGGCTATGCCATGCGGTATCCCGAGGAATCGTTTCGCGTCGTGGCGCTGGAGAAAACCTTCGCCGGCCCGCTCTATAACCCGGAGACCGGCAAACCATCACGGACCTTCGTGTTGGCGGGCAAGGTGGATGGCATCGTCCAGATCGAGGGTGAACTGTTCCTGCTGGAACACAAGACCGCCGCCACGCTCGACAGCGAGTATCTGGAGAAGCTGTGGATGGATTTCCAGATCCTGCTCTACGCCTACGCATTGGAACGGTATTGGGGGCTCCGCATCGCCGGCGTCATCTACAACATCCTCGTCAAAGCCAAACTGCGCCAGGGACAGGGGGAAACCGAGGCGGAATTCCGCCAGCGCGTGGTGGATCTGTCGGCGAGGAACAAATCCGGCAAATCCACCGCACAGCGGAAATACCCCGAGACAGACGCCGATTATCAGGGACGGTTACGCGCGAAGTATACCGACGCCAGCATGTTCCACCGGGAGATGATCTATTTTTCCCGCGAGCAGTTGGCGGAGGTTGAAGCGGAACTCTGGCTCCTTTCCCAACAGTTCCTGCAGGCGCGGCGGCACGGCTGGTTCTTCCGCAACACCGGCTATTGCTTTCATTACGGCTCCCCCTGCGCCTACTACCCGCTGTGCCGGGCAAACGGCGCAGCGCACATCATCGCCAACCTCTACGAGCGTCGTCCGCCGCACGAGGAACTGCAGCCCTCGCATGACACCGATCCCGTATTTTGAGCTGAAAGGAGCCGTCCCATGGGTGTCTTGCCGACACACAAAACCCCCGCACGCACTGACCTTGCCGACTTGACCGTGCTCATTTACGGAGCGCCGAAGATCGGCAAATCGACCTTTTGCAGCCAGGGTGACCACGCGTTGTTCCTGGCGACGGAGGCCGGACTGAACCATCTGGACACCTATCAGGTGCCCGTCGCGAGCTGGCTGGAGTTGCAGGAAGCCTGTGCGGAAATCGCCGCCGGGCAACACGACTTCCGCACGGTCATCATCGACACCATCGATAACGCCTTGCACATGTGCGAACACTACATTTGCGAGCGTCATGGGATCAAGCATCCCTCGGATTTAGAGTACGGCAAGGGATACGCGCTGGTGACCAATGAGTTCACCCGCGTATTGACCAAGCTCTCGCTGCTGCCGTATGGCCTCTATCTGATCAGTCATGCCGAACAGATCGAGGTGAAGACGCGCACGGACAAATACAAAAAGTGGGTGCCGTCCCTGGGCGGGAAAGCGCGCAAAGCGGTGCTCTCGCTGATGGACATCATCCTGTACGCGGACATCGAAGATGCCGTGGATGCCGAGGGGCATCCCATCGAGCTCCGCGTCCTGCGTACGAAACCCACGACAGGCTATGAGGCGGGAGATCGCACCGGACGTCTGCCCGATACGCTCCCGCTCGATTATCAGGCATTCGTCGATGCCTTCAACGTCGATCCCTTCCGGGATCAATAATCCCCCACACACTGACCAACGACAAGGAGACCAATGACATGAGTATGTATGAATTCGACCAGGATCTGGCCAACATGCAGCACACCTGGGAAGAGAGCGATCCCATGGAAAAGAAATCCTTCGAGGATGTGCCATCGGGACGGTACCAGGCCTATATCGATAAGCTGTACCTTGATCGCGCCAAGACCAGCAGGCGACTGCTGCTGAAATGGGAGCTGGTCATTGCCGCGGGACCGTATCAGGGACGTCGCCTGTTCCGCAACAACACCATGGAAACCCCGGACAACCTGCGCTGGCTGAAGACCGACTTGCTGTCGGTCGGGCTGGAGTTAGGCCAACTCGCTGATCTGCCGGCGAAACTGCCGGCTCTCATCGGGGTGCTGCTGGATATCAACGTCTCGATCAAAGGCGATGGCGATCAGGCACGCACCAACGTCTACATCAACAAACGCGTGGATCGCGATGGCGCTCTGCCGGCAGCCACACCGACCGTGACGCCGAAGGGAGGCAGCAGTGGACTCTCGCGCTTCTAAACCCATCGTGGTGATCGATACGCGAGAACAGCGCCCGTATAGCTTTAGTGAGCATCGTGTGGGGGGTGTCGCGCATGCGGCGCTCCCCGCGGGGGATTACAGCCTTCAAGGCTACGAGACGCAGATCGCGGTCGAGCGGAAATCGCTGGACGACTATATCAGCACCATCATTCATGCGCAGGATCGCTTCGGGCGGGAACTGGCATTGCTGAAGACGTATCCGCGCGCCTGGATTGTGGTCGAGGCGTCGCTGGATGACATCCTGCAGGGACGGTACCAGTCGCGTGCTCACCCACAGTCACTGTTGGCATTAACGGCATCATTGATGACGACCATCGGCATTCCGGTGCTCTTCGCCGCCGACCGGCCCAGCGCACCTGCGCTGGTGGAAGAACTGCTACTGCAATGGCATGAGCGACAGGAGAGGAGGATGCATGAGCGCACCGGCGACCGCCCATGAGGAAGAAATCACCGTCCGCGGCGCCGTTGTCCATCTGTTCTACCAGTCGCCCACATTCACCACCGGCGTATTGAAATCGCCCAGCAATGGCAAAGTGAAATTCTCCGGGAAGTTCATGGTGTCAGAAGGTGACGAGGTGAGTCTGGTCGGGCACTGGGCACAGCATCCGAAATACGGACTCCAGTTTTCTGCCGTGGGGTTGCGGCAGGAGTTGCCCATCGACGCGGAGGGATTGGCGCAGTACCTGGCGACCGAGACGGCCTTTCGCGGCATCGGCCCGGAGAAAGCGCGGCGCATCGCGGAAACTTTCGGCGACACGTTCGATTACGTCATTCGTGAGGAGCCATGGCGGGTGGCACAGGTAGCACATCTCCCTGCGAAGACGCTGGAAGCGTTGCGCACGGCTTGGATGCAGCGCGCGGAGGTGAACGCGTTGAGCGCCTGGCTGGGGGCTTTCGGTCTGACACATCGGCAAATCACCAGGCTGGTTGAGGAGTTGGGGCACAATGCCAAAGCCCTCCTGCAGGATAACCCGTATGAGCTGTGCCGCCTGCTGCCGGGACTGGGCTTTGCCCGCGTCGATGAGATGGCGCAGAAACTCGGGGTGGTGAAAGAGCATCCCGCCCGCATGGCGGCGGTGTTTCGTCATCTGCTGATGAAGGCCGAACAGGACGGGCATTGCTGGGTGGAAGAGAACGTGCTGCTCTACGAAGCGTTTAAAACGCTCTGCCTGGATTCGCTGCAGGCGCGGGTCATCATCAGCGAGCAACTGGATCGTGAAGTGGAGGCCGGTCGGCTGTTCCGCTATGACGGGGGCGGGCGCGATGTCGTCGCGCTGCCGACCCTGGCACATCGCGAATTGGCAATCATCCGGCAATTGCTGGCCAGTGTCACGGATGAAGGCGCACCGCCACCGGCATGGGAGATACTCCTGGACCGGGAAGCGTCAGATTTGCATCCGACACAGCGACAGGCCGCGCTGATGGCCTTGCGCCATCGGATCTCCGTCATCGCCGGGGCAGCAGGCAGCGGTAAGTCCTATACCATTGCAGCCATCCACCGGGTGCTGTCGCAGGTGGTCGATGATGTGGCCCTTGCCACGCCCACCGGCAAGGCGGCGAAACGGTTGGAGCAGCTCTGTGGCACCGAGGCGAAAACCTTGCATCGGTTGCTTGAATACAACACGATCACCTGGGGACGCAGTCACGATGCCCCGCTGGAGCAGGACGTGGTGATCGTTGATGAGGTGAGCATGTGCGATGTGCATCTGATGTGGCGCCTGCTCGATGCCATCGATCTCACGCGCACCAGGCTCATTCTCGTCGGTGATCCGAATCAGTTGCCGCCGGTGGGCCCGGGCAATCTCCTGCGCGATCTGCTCCAGCGCCGAGTCGTGCCGACGGTGGTGCTCGATCAGGTCGTCCGACAAGCCGGCACGCTCAAGGACAACTGCACGGCGATCCTGCGCGGCGAGGTGCGGGCGACCGCGGATGGCACGAACGGCGTGTTGCGCCCCTGGTATCTCATCGACGATTGCCGGGGTGAAGAGGCGGTGCTGGAGACACTGGAAGCGATCATGCGGGATGTCGTACCCCGCTTGGGCCTCAATCCGGTGCGGGACGTGCAGGTGCTCACCCCAACCAACAAGGGGCCACTCGGCACGCGTGCCTTAAATGTCCTGCTGCAGCGTGTGTTGCAGGAGCAACTGTATGGCATTCGCGTGCCGCCGACCCCAGAGCATCGCCGCCCGGAGTTCTACCTCGGCGACAAGATCATGCAGGTGCGCAACAACTATGGCCTGGAGGTCATGAACGGCGCCATCGGCGTGGTCAAGGATATTGTGTTCGAGGAAGAGCGACCTGGCCAGACGGTCGAGAAGCTCGTCCTCGATTTTGACGGTCATGTCATCACCATCCCCCGGCTCTCCGAGGCGGCGGATGATGTGATGCTGGCCTACGCCTCGACGGTGCATAAATGCCAGGGATCGGAATTCCCGGTCGTCATCGCCATTGTGCATCGCGGGCAGTCGTTCATGCTGAACCGCAACTTGCTCTATACCGCGGTCACCCGCGCGCGCACCTCGGCCATCCTGCTGGGGGACGCGGTCGGCGTGCGCCGCGCCATCGATAAACGCGACGTGGATCATCGAAAGACCTTCCTGGGGTTGGTCGATCTGGAGGCCATGCGTCGGGAAGGAGACCAGGGATGACGGACGTGTATTATATTGCCTTCATTGTGGAGCGTGACATCACCGCGGGACGAGATGTGGTGGTGGAAGCCGGTGTTGATTTACTGGCCGGCCCATTTCCTACGCTACAGGATGCCGCAGCAGCGATGCGCGAGACATGTGTGCGACACCCCACACTCTCGGCGTTCGCCGCGCTGGCCGCCTGCATCTCGGTGCAGGGACAACGCCGACCATCCGCCTGCATCAGCATTATCCCCGTGCGGCAGGACCACTGCGTCCGCTATAACGCACGGCATGCCGCGGCACTGCCGTGGCCTCCGCCACCCATTTCGGCGCGGGCGGCATAACACCCATCGCAATAAGACAGGAGAAATTATGACAACACTTTCGCAGGAGGTGCGGGCGTATTATGCCCAGATCACCTCCGCCGATATCGGAACGGTCGCCCGCATCGTGATGGGCGACCATATCACGGGAGAGTCAGGGGATACGATCTTCTGCAATTGCCCGATGCATGCTTCGATCAGCGGTAAATCCCTGCACATTGAACTGGAGAAGCAACTCTGGCGCTGTTGGGGATGCGGCATCAGCGGTGATGTGCTGCAACTCGTGGAACTCGCACGACATGGCGTGGTCACCAGTGGCGTGGCCGGCCAGATGACGGAAACCCATCGCGATGCTCGCGACTGGCTCGCGGAGCATCTTGGCTTGCCCAAGCTGGCCCATCTGGGGCTCTCCGATGACGAGATCGCCGTGTTGGAAGCACGGCAAGTGACACTACACAAAGCGCGAGCGGTGTTGACGCAGGCTGCCGCCTGGTACCACGAGCAGTTGCTGGCGCATCCCGAGGTGGTGGCGTGGCTACAGGAGCAATACGCCTTTACCCCTGAAGTGCTGGAGCGCTTCACCATCGGATACGCCGGCGTCAGCGGGTTGCGCGATCATCTCTACGCGCAAGGCTTCACGACAGAGGAGGTATTGGCCAGCGGGCTGTTCATGCCTAATGAGACCGGTGACGAGTCGAAGGTGGTGCCGTTCTTCAATCAACGGGTGATGTTTCCGTATTTCGCACAAGGGAAGGCTGCATATTTCATCGGGCGTGCCACCCCCTGGACGCCGAAGGATGAATGGGAACTCGGAAGAAAATACAAAAAGCTCTTCACCCATGATCCAAAGAAACGGCCATGGATCGCTGCCGGCATTGAGAACGATCGGCTCTACCACGAAGATGCGCTATTGCGCCGCCCGGAGCAGGTCATCATCACGGAAGGCATCACCGATTGTATAACGCTGATCGCGCATGGCTTCGTCAGCATCAGTCCGGTGACGATTACCATTCGCCATGAAGATTGGGTGCGCATCATCCCAAAGCTTCGTGGGGTAAAAGAAGTCATTATCTGTCAGGACAACGAATTGTCCGGTGCCGGCTGGAAAGGCGCACTGGGTACGGCCAAACAATTGGAAGCGGCGGGGATCGCCTGTCGCATCGCCGAGTTGCCGCTCGATGCGACCCAGCGGGAGGCACGCACCCAGTTGCACGCACGCTTCGGCGTCACCGATGCCGTGGGACAGAAGGCGTTGGCGAATTCACTGACGAATCGGCCCGAGGAGGAACGGGTGGAGGCCCAGCGGTTGCTGGAAGCCGCGAAGGTCGATGTCTGCTCGTATTTTGTCGCCGGCCACACCGCTGAAGAATTCAGCGCGATCCTGCAGGATGCACGCTCACCATTGGAATGCGCCATCGACACCCTCACACCAGAGATGCCGGCGCGAGAACGGGATGACGCACTGACCATGATCTTCCGGCAAGTCGCCACCCGTCCGGTCGTGGAACACACTCGCTTACTGCAGGCGATCCGCCAGCGTCTGGGCAAAGCGGCGGTGGGCATGGGGGAATTGCGCACCGTGCTCAAAGATGCTCAGCGTACGAGCCGTGAGGAACATCGTGCACAGGCACAAGCCACGACGGACGAGACGCCGGTCTATACCGATGGACGCCGGTCGTATTACCTGGTAGACAACGGCATCGTGCGCGAGCGCAGCCGGGAGACGGCACAGGGACCGGTCTCGACTCGCGAAATCCTCTCCAACTTCCATATCAAGATTCACCGGGAGCGCATCACGGAAGCGAAAGAACCCAACCCGGATGGCAGCGTAGCGCTGCGCACCCTCCTCTATGGTGAGATCATCGGCAAGGATTGGACGAAGCCCCTGCAGGTGGAAGCGGATCATTGGGGATCGAATGCGCGGCTGGCCAGCCAGATCACCGGCAGTTGTGGCCCCCGCGCCATCTTTGCCACCGGAGAACTGGATGAAGTGCGCATGGTGTCCTCGGCGTTGTCCGGCGCCTTCGAGTGCGATACGCTGAGCAACTTCTTCGGCTATCACCCGAACGGCGGCTTCCTGACACCGCTCCTGAGTATTCGCGATGGCGAGATCCGTGAGAATGCCGATCTGGGCGTCCACGTCGAGATGGATGCCGAGTATACCATCGCACGCATGCTGGAGTTGGCCCCGGCGTCCGTGGATGAGGTGCGGGAGTTGGTGACGCACCTGCTGACGGATTTCCTGCACATCTGCCCGCTTGATGTCATGTTGCCGTTGCTGTCGCATGCCTTCCTGGGACCGGTACTCTTCAGCGGGCCATTACTGGATCAGGGGTTCATGCCGTTCACCCTCTTCATCAACGGCTCCTCAGGGAAAGGCAAAACGGAAACGTCCTTACTGGCGCAGTGTCTCTGGGGCCGCTTCTTCACGAAAGAAAAGATGGGCGCCTTTGGCTCGACCCCGGAGAGCAACCGGCAGGAGGCCGCGCGCAATCGCGGCGGACTGTGGTTCATGGATGACTTCCGCCGGCAGAAACTCGGCACCCAGTATCCCAATGCCGTGCGCATCCTGTGTGACTACGCCGACTTGCAAGCGCGCCGGCGAGCGACTCCCGGCTCGAAGATGATCGTCTCGCATCCGGCGAAATGCATGCTCATCGTCAACGGGGAAGATTTGCCGTACAGCGAGCCGGCAGTCATTGCTCGCATGCTCATTGTCGATTATCACCGGTATGACGATACCGTCCGCTTTATGCGCTGCAAGGACATGGCGCATCAGTATCGCAAGGTGCCGGCGCATTTCATCGCCTGGTGGCAACGGCAGGACCCGGTGTATTGGATCAGCCGCGCGAACGCGGCACGCAACAGCTTCCAAGCCTTCCTGGTCAGCGAAGGGTTGAATGGCGACAACTCGACCCGCCTGGCTTCGAATGCGGCGCTGTCGCTCATCGGCCTGGAAGCCTTCCGAGATTTCGTCTACAGCCTCGATCTGGACCCAGATGCGTTGGCGGGCTGTGATCTCTGCGTCGAGCACACCACGGTCCTGCAGGACATGCTGCGCCGCATGAGTCGTCTGGTGACGGACGTGCGACCCGCCGATATCTTCATCCACACGCTGATGCAGTTGCTGGCGGCGGGACGTGTGCGTCTACTCGATGGCTATCAGGATGATCCGCGAGACACCAATATCAAAGTCGTCGGTCATTACCGACGCGACATCGGCATGGTGTATCTCTATCCCACCATCGCCACTGGCGAGGTGCGTGAGGCCTATCGCCGGGGTGAGGAACATAACCTCAACTGGGAGACGATGACCATCGGCAAGCAACTGGTGGAAGACGGATACCTTGTCGAGGAGGATGCGACCTGCCGGCAACGCAAAGCGCGGGTGCCGGGTGCTGGCCGTGCCGAGAACCCACGTCGCGTCTGGCGGTTGAAGCTCGCCAAATTCGAAGAGCAGCTCCGGCAGTATCAGCAGGGGCACGACGAGTAGTCTTGCCAACGTGACCTATGGCCACGGGGGGATGGATGGCACATATCTGAATCCCGTGGCCAGTCCGGCAGCTCGACCGCGCGACCGGTCCTGCTGCTGTTGCCGCTCGCCTCCTACATATGCGCCATCGCGAAAGAGAGACCAATACCCCCTCACAGGATGAAGCAGAAAGATTTCTCGCGCTCTTCGTAATTTCCTCAGGCTCATGCGTATAGGGATGCATGATGGGGCTTCGGCATGCGTCGGAGCCAGTACTGAGGAAAGGAGCGGACGTGTCCCGTGCGATCAGCCATATAGCACTATCTACATGATAGGCGTGAAAAAAAGAAAAAGTTCCTGCTCTCTGCTCAACCCTTTTATATTACGTGACGTAACCCCCCTACCTCCCCTAGTCCGTAAAGAGAGAAGAGAGAGAAGAGAGAGTCTTCCTCTTAATAGAAATTTTCTTTTTTTCACACGCTATACGAGGCTGTAGTGATTTATACGCGGGAAAGCCACACGCTCCAGGAGCGCTGTATGACAACAGGCTGCCTATTTGAAGAATTCCTTCCAACATCGATCATGCCCGAACCAGTGGCATCATCGGTGCCAGCCGCGCCTGCCATGCCAGCGCCGTTCTATGCGACCGATCTCAATCGGCTTGATGGTTCAGTATCACTGGAAGACGACGATCTCACTCAGGATGGCAAATGCTATCGGCGTCTTTCCCCGGAGTATTACGCCTGGCTGCGCGCCCAAATGGAAGTGGCGCGTGAACGGCATGCGCGTGGGCTCTTGCCCGATGTCCATTACCAGGCGCTGCGCGACCGCTTTAACGCCATGCACGATGCGGCTATTTCCTGTTTCGGGGAAGCTGCGTTATTACAAGCCATCGAGCATGGGAATGTCACGGCGTATACGCCACCGAGCGTGCGCATCAGTCGCGCGGCCTCTGTGCTCTTCAGCGATGTCGAAGGTCGTGAGCGCTGGATGCCAGAGGAGTCGAGGGTCGAGTGCCCGATGCCGGTTCCGACGGTACCGCAGGCACCACCAGCCGTCACCATGCCCGCACCACAGACTCGACGCTTCGTGCAATCCTGCGCCGGCGACTGGTCAGGCTGGATCGTCACCGAGCATCCCGCGGATGAGTGGTTCCCCAATGGCTGGGCCGATATCGTCACCACCGATGGGCAACCGGGACAAGTCGATCTGCGCTACCTGCTCGATGCTCATGGGACACCGCTGGTCGAGTCACCACGGTATACGCCGTATGAACTTCGGGCGATGGAGTTGGCGCGGAACGAACGCCCGGAAGACTTTGACGATCTGGTCGCCTCGCTGCCCATCCTGTCCTATTCCATTCCCGGTGACTGGCGCTTCGAGGAATCACCATCGTTCGATGATTTCCTGAAGGTCAACGACATCCGTGATGATGCTCATGTACTCGGTTGGACAGATGCCGATCTCTTTCAGACCAGCGGTAATCTGAAATTTCCCTATGGTCAGGATTACGGTCTCGTCTGTTTCATCCATGGGCGCACCGCAGGCGAAATCACTGCCGACGCGATTACCCTGGTGCCAGAGAAATCCTGCGGCGCGGTCTTAACGTTTCAGCGTCCTCACCGGGCTGCGAAGGAGGCATGACCATGGGACGCTCCGTGAAGCGCTATCAGAATGCCGCCAAACTCCTGCCAAAGGCACTGCTCCAGGAACTCCAGCACTATGCCGCCGGCAAGATGCTCTACGTCCCGTATCCCATTTCGCGTCGGGATTTTAATCGGCTGAAAGTGTTGGACTTACGCACGCAAGGCTATTCCCTGAACCAGATCGCCTTTCGCACGGGCATGACCCGGCAAGGCGTCTGCCGGATACTGCGCCAGGACCGTCAACGGGCGCTGGCCATCATGAACATGCTCTATGAAGGTCGCGAGGGTGAGCACGGCGATGAAGCGATCAATCGCGATTCTGGCGAAACGCCTCCCTCCCGCCAAACGGCTTCCTTCAAAAGCACGGAGAACGAATGACCCGCAAGACTCCTCCAAAACCGAAGACCATCGAGGCGTTGCCAACCGATGATGCCGAGCATGTTCGCACCTGGCAGCGTGCCACGGGCCGGAAGCCCGGTGATGAGACGAATGCGCCGCATCCGTATCGCGCTAAGCTGCAACACGGCATCTTTGCCAACCGCATCTTTGGCGCCGAGGAGATGGCGTTGTTCACGGCGATGATCGACATCTTCCGCGAGGAGACGGCGTTCAACGGCAGCGGTGATATGGTGCAGTTGGAACTCTTCTGCATCTACTGCCTGAAGATCACGCGGGCGTTGATGGCCGAACAGTGGGATGCGGTCGAGCGGCTGGACCGGATGATCCGCTCCCACATGATGGACCTGAAACTGACGAGGAAGATGCGCGAGGGTGATGGGCCGGCAGACGGCACCCCCAGTCCGCTGGATTACGCCATGCAGTTGGTGGAGCGGGCACGGCAGCGACAGCAGGAATTGGCTGGTACGGATGAGGTGTCTGCGAAAACGCCGGAAACATTGCAGAGAACATCCGACGATGAGAGTGAGGGTCACGCGTGAATCGGCTGGTGTTTCCGAGAGAGATTGCAGAGAAGAACTGTTCTCCGCAATGTGGCGATGCCGGCTCCGGTGTTCCTGCTCGCAAGATGACAATGCCTGTCGCATGTATCATGGCCGAGATGTGTTCTTCTCCGGCATGTTCGTGGAGTGTCATGAGAGTGTCGAAGTCTGTCGGTGCCTGTCAGATGGGGTCATCAGATGGGAACCGGATCGCCAGACGGATGACCGAAGATGACAGGCAGGGTCATTCGCTGTCATCTCCGGTCATCGCCGGTCAAGCATCACAATCGCTCCAGCGCCTCTTCCAGCGTGCCGTCCACCAGGTGTGTGTAGATCTCGGTGGTGGCGATATTGCGATGGCCGAGGGCGCGCTGGACGACCAGCAAATCCCCGGTGCGGCTGTACAGCCGCGTGGCGAACGTGTGGCGCAAGCCGTGCGGCGAGATGGCCTTCTCGATGCCGGCTTCCTGGAGCCAGTGCTCAAAGCGATAGCCCACCTGCCGAGGCGACAAACGTGTTCCCCGCTGGCTGATGAACAGTGCCGGACAGGATTCTCCCTGCTTCCTGCGCCACTGGAGATAGGCACGCAGGACGCCACGCAGGTGTGTGTTCAGGAATTTGACCTGGGGCTGTCCGCCCTTCGCCCGGCGGATATGCAGGTGCTTCGCGTCCAGATTGACATCCTCGATGTCCAGCGCGACCAGCTCCTGCAGGCGGATGCCGGTGGCCAGGAAGGTCTCGATGAGCGCGCGGTCGCGTTTGGCGATCTCGCTGTGCCGACCGGTCAGGCATTTCACCAGGCGCCGCACTTCCGAGTCGGTGAGGAAGGCCGGTGGCGTGCGTGGTGCCCGCTGCAGATGGATGCCGAGTGCGGGATTCTCGGTGATGTGTCCCGTGTCGAGCGCCCAGGTGAAGAAGGCGCGGACGGCGGCACGGCCTCGATTGAGTGTGGCCGGCGCTTTCGGTGTTCCCGAGGGGCTGGTGGTTAGTGTGGGATCGGATAGGGTGGCGGTGAGTTTCGCCGCGGTGATGTCCGCGATGCCCATGTCACCCAGCCGGTTGAAGACGTGCTGCAGGTCATGGGTGTAGATGGCGACGGTTTTCTCCGACCGTCCCTGTGCCTGTTGGTGTGTGCAAAAGGCGTTGAGCGCCTGGTCGAGTGTCATCGGTGAAGTCCTCCTTCTCCGCAATGAACGCTCGGAAGGCGCGATGGAGTCAAGTCCGATGAGTCAGCAAATCGTGATGTGTGGAACGTGCGGCGAAGCAGCGGAGATGCGGCATGTCGGATGATCTTCGCAAAGCCGCGGTGCAGATGCCCGAAGCGGATCGGCGGTTACTGGAAACGGTATTCGCCGATACCGTCGTCTGGGGGGAGACGGTGCTGCTCAATCGCGACGGATCACCCCGGCGCTATTGGGAACACCAGGTGAACGATCTGCGCTGCACCGCCCGCAACATCATCCATCTCGATGGCCGGGACGTGGGGAAGACCATTGTACTCTCCACCGATGCGCTCTACTTCGCCACCACGACCGCAGGCGTGTCCGGGCTGATCGCCGCTCCCCATCAGGGACAGCTCGATACCATCATCGAGGAGATCGAGTACCAGCTCGATGCCAGCCCGCTGCTGCGCTCGCATCTGGCCGTCAACGCCTTCGGCAAGCCGAAGATTCAGCGCAAGCCGTATTTCCGCGTGGAGTTCAAAAACAACTCGGTGTTGTATTTTCGCCCGGCGGGCAATTATGGGGAAGCGTTCCGTTCGCTGCACGTCGAGCGCGTCTGGGTCGATGAAGGAGCCTGGCTCACCGAATCGGCGTGGAAGGCGCTCCGGCAATGCTTGAAGGCCGGGGGACGCATGCGGATTTACTCGACCCCGAACGGCATCCGCACCAGCACCTATTACCGGCTGACCTTCTCGGATCAATTTACGCAGTTCCGCTGGCCCTCCTGGCTCAATCCCAATTGGACGACGGAGCGCGAACAGGAGCTGGTCGAGTTCTATGGTGGGCGCGATACTGCCGGCTGGCAGCACGAGGTCGCCGGCGAACACGGCAAACCCAGCTATGGCGCCTTCAATCAGGAACAGTTCGATGCCGCTTGCCAGGAGATTATCGAGTATCGCACCGTGCGCATCACCGGTGACGATCTGTCCGGCTGCCAGGACAATGAGCAGCTTTTCGATTTGCTGGAAGCGATGCTGGACCTGGTGCCGCAAGCCGGCGTGTTCTGGATCGGCGCCGACCTGGGGTATACCAACGACCCCACGGAGATCGTCGTGTTCCAGGATGCCTCCGGGGAGAAGCCGGTGGCCAGCCTGGTGCTCCGTATCCACTGTGAACACGTGGCTTATCCCATATTGTCTATGTTGGTCTCGCTCCTGGAGCGCTACTTCACGCCGGCGGGCATCGGCATCGACAACGGCGGGAACGGCGGCGCGGTGGTGCAGGAACTGTTGACGCTGGACGCCTATCGTACGCTGAATCTCAGCGGTCGCCTGCGTGGGGTCGATTTCGGCGGGGTGACCACACTGCCCACCCCGGATGGGGGTGAAGTGCGCAAACGCACCAAGGAACTGATGACCTCCATCATCAACGGCATGCTCCAGCGCCGGGAGATTCGTTTCCCGCATGGCGATCTGGAACTGCAGGATCAATTCACCACCCATACCTATTCGATGACCAACAACGCGGTGGTCTACTCGAAAGGCAACGATCACATCATCGACGCGGTGCGCTGCGCCGTGCTGGTGCGGGAACTGGGACGACTCAACCTTGGCGAGACGCAGTCGGTCTGCGTCAGCCCATTGCTCACGGCTCCGATTTTCTATTGACAAGGACACTCATGGCCAAATCACGATACCGCACATCGCAGCAGACGACCGGCGCAGTGGCGCAGCCGTTGCCCCACGCGAGCGCCGCCACCATCGACGGCTCAGCGTTCATCAGTGTCACGCCCACCGATCCGATCCCGGTCACCTGGGAAGAGCGCGCACGACGAGCGTGGACCTACTATATCGAGGAGCCACTGGTGAAGAACTGCGTCAACTCCTGGCGCTCCTTTGCCGTGGGCGACGAGATCAAGCTGGCCAGCGATGATGAGGTAGTGAAGGAGGCGGTGAACGAATTGCACGACCGGCTGGCGCTCTCCACCTTCGTCAAGGATATGATCCTGCAATTGCTGGTGAAAGGCGACGCGGTCGGCTTCAAACGTTACCGCCAGGATGGGCGCGATGTCGAGGGGATCACCTGCGTCAATCCCACCTCGGTGAAAGTGAAGTATGCGCAAGGCACGCTGATGGAGATGCAACAGTACCCGGAGGACGCGCCTGCCGCCGGCGACGGCCTGTCGCTGCCCGTCGAACAGGTGATCCATCTGCGCTGGGATGCGCCGCCGTTCTCTCCGCGAGGCAATAGCCTGGTGCTGCCCGCCTTCCAGTCCATCGAACTGCTGCGCGATTACCGCAAGGCCGAGCAGGCCATCGCCAAACGCTGGGCCACGCCATTCCGCCTCATCAAGGTCGGCGGGGCCTACAACCAGCGCGTGATTACCCCTGACCAGAAGATGCTTCAGGACATCCGCGACATGGTCAACAAGATGGACATGAAGTCGGGCCTGGTGGTGCCGTTCTACGTGGGGGTGGAGACGCATGGCGCCGAGGGAACCGTGCTCAATGTCGAGGAGAAGGTGAAGGAAGTCAAGGAGGACATCATCGTCGCGCTGGGGTTGTCCCGCTCGCTGGTGACCGGCGATGGCCCGAATTATGCCACGGCGTCCGTCTCCATGCAGAAGATGCTGGTGATGATTCGTGAGATCAAACAAATCGCCCGGCAGCTCCTCGACTGGGTGGTGGATGACTGGCTCGCGCTCAGCGGCCATGAGGATGCCACCGTCCAGTATCTCTTCAACGATCTCGATCCGAACGACGCGGTCGATATCAAGAAGCTGTTGCTCGAACTCTACGACCGCAAGCTCATCTCCCGCGCCAGCCTGCAGGTGAAGATGGAACTGGACCCGGATGTCGAGGCGGCCAACCGCGCGCAGGAGAAGCCGGGCATCGACGTGCTGGACGAGAAGCAGGCGAAGCCTATCGTCGATATGGTCACGCTCGGTGTGCTCGACGTGGATGAAGCGCGGAGTTTTCTGGGGCTGGGGCCGAAGGCGACCACGCCGGAGACAGCCTCCGCGCGTGCTGTTGCCGATGACGTCATCTGTGACGAGTGCCGGCATTTCGAGGACGCGGAAAATCGCTGCGCGGTGCAGCGGCAGGAGACCACCTTCGAGACGCGCGCCTGCCGGTTCTTCGACCGGAAGTAAGGGGCGAATCCATGCCGGTCGAAACCACATCACAACACGACCTGATTCGCCAGGCCGTCGCGCAGAGCCTGCATGCGCGGAATCGCTATGTCGAACAGGTCGTGAACGATCTCACCGATGAGCTGGTTTCCGCACGCGAGCAGGTGGCCGCGGCGATCCTGCGCTACAAATCCCTCGGCTCTCTGCCGGACAACAAGCTGGCAGGATTGAAGGGACTGGAACGGCTGGACACTGACATCAAAGGCATCATGACCCAGCTCAAGCGGTCACAGACCGTCCGTTGTCGCACGGAGGCGAAAGCCGCTTTCCGGCTCGGGGTGTACCACGGCATCGAGGAATTCGCCACCGCGCAACTACCGGTGTATCGTGACCTCACCGCTGATGGGCTGGACAAGCTCACCACCAAAGCCTTCCAGATCGTCGATACCGATGCGCTGGACTTTCTGGCGAACTACACCACCACGCTGGTCGGTGACGTGAACCGGGAGACGACCGATGGCATCATGCGGACCATCCGCGGCGCCATCGCCACCGGCAAAGGGGTGGATGACATCGTACGCGACCTCGGTGAGGTGGTGAAGGATCAGGAGTCCTTCCGCCATGCCGGGACAAAAGTGTTCAGCAAGGCGCAGTATCGCATGGAGGTGATTGCCCGCACCGAGGTGCTGCGCGCGCATAACCTGGGCAAACTCAAATTCCACCAGGCGGTCGGCATCCAGCAGTTGGAGTGGTTCACCATGGATGACGAGCGCATGTGCCCCATCTGCCGAGATCTGGACGGAAAGCCTTTTCCCATCGACGAATTCCCCGCGCAACCGGCGCATCCCCAATGCCGGTGCGGACATTATCCAGTCTGGCCGTTGGTGATCTGCGGACAAGGCGTGCTGGCAGCGAGTGCCGCTCCGAAGACCGGCGACGCCTGTATCCTGCCGCCGCAGAGTATCGAGGGGATGGCCGCGGCCCAGGCCGAGGAGCAGAAGACCCTCAAAGCGGCGTTCGAAGGTGGCGACCCCGCGAAGCTTGGTGCGCTCACCATGAAGCAGGTACAGACACTGGCCAAGCAGCAGGGAGTCGCCATCGCGCGCACCAAGGCAGATTTCCTCAAGCTGCTCGCGGATAAAGGGGTGGATGGCAGTGGGCTGTCGGGGAAGGCGCTGGAGGCGATGCTCAAGCAGTATGGCATCGGCGCGCTCCGCAGCAAGGATGAATTGGTCGCGCTGCTGGTGCAGAAACAAGCGGCGTTTATCCAGGCCCAACTCCAGGCGCAACTGTTGAAGGAGGCGGCGCAGTCGGCTACCGGGCTTGAGTCGATGACGGTGAAAGATCTGCAGGATCTGGCCGTAAAGAAGGGTCTCTCGCTGAACATGACCAAAGCCGACGTCATCGCCTTGCTCGATCAGTTGGAACCGGGCGTCGATCACAGTGGATTATCCGGGCAGGCACTAATCACTGCAAAGAAACAGTTCCATATCGGCCCACTCAAAAACAAGGCGCAGCTCATTAAGGCGCTTCAGCAGGTGGCCGGCAAGGAGATGGCACAGCAAGCTATACAGGATACCCAGCAGGCGGCAGTGACGGCAGCGACCAACGCGTTGAAAGAGGCTGCCGGAAAAGTCATACTCCCGGCGACTCCGAGCAATTTTGCACCGTTCCTTGAACAACTTGCTGCCGCTGAACAGGCGCTGGTCAACAGCCCCACCGTGCCGCAGGAGGTGATCCAGCAGATCGCCACCGAGCTCTCCGCGAAGAAGCTGGCGTTCCAGCAGCAGGTACTATCCCTTGGCGCTTCAGACGTGAAAAAGATCGCGCAGGCGGCAAAAATTCCGAAATACCAGTGGGCGACCAAAGACGAACTCGTCACGCTGATGACCGAAACCTCGCCGGCGAAGCTCGATCCGGTGAAGCAATCCATCGCCGACAAATGGGCCAAGTGGAACACCCAGCAGCAGGCGCACAAGGTTGGGAAAGTCACCGCACAGGCGCAACTGGAAGCCCAGCAAGCCGCGGAAGCCGCCGCCGCCAAGGCGAAATCCCTCCTGCAGGACAAAGTCGATGCCGTGATGCATCCCGGCGCTGCCGGGGAATCGCTCGATGCCTATGTCACGGCGATGCAGGAATTGAAATCAGCACTCGCGGCACAGGCCGGCATACTCTCGCCGGATGATCTGGCGCACTACTCCGGTGTCACGCAGGTGTTGCATGGCTGGGGCATCTCCCACTTACAGGAGATGAAAGTTGCCGATCTAAAGAAGCTGGCGCAGGCGAAGAAATTTCCGAATTGGGCCTTTGCCAATAAGGACCAGCTTGTGACGCTGCTGTCGGCGTCGGATGAATCAGCCAAGCAGGATGTGTTGCAGGCGCTGGCCACCAAGGTTGCCGGGTATGGGAAAGCGACGCCTTCCCTGAAATCCGGTAAAGCGCTGGCGGCAGAGTTGGCCACACCCGATACGCCAACGATTCAAATTGGCACGTCCGCTTATGCTCAGGTGGATGCGCAGTGGACGAATATCGCCGTCCATCCCGACCGCCATTTTACCTTCGCGCGTGACGCCAAAGATCTGGGTGGCGTTCATCCGAAGCAGATCTATCGTGATCCGGATGGTCACGAATGGCTCTTTAAGCCCATTGAGAAGGCGTCGGATGGCTTCCTCGCTGATGCCGATGAGATGACATACCGTGTCTCTCGCCTGCTCGATCCCAACGCCATCGAGGTGCGCAAGGTGACGTTGAACGGGCAACGCGGCACCATCCAGCGCATGAAGTCAGGATTGCAGGCTCAGAAAAATTATGACGGCATGGACCCGGCGTCGATCCCCCCGGAGGAACTGGCGCAACTGCTCCGGCACCATGTCGTGGACTGGTTGCTCTCCAATCATGATAGCCACAGCGCGAATTTCCTGCGGCTCACCGATGGCTCGGTGGTGGCCATCGACCGCGCGCAGGCGTTCAAATACTTCGGACGGGATAAGCTGGACATCGGCTATAACCCGAACAACCTGCCGGAGCATCCCACCACACTCTACAATGCCATCTTCGGGCAAGTGAAAAAGAAGAAGCTGATCGTCGATCCGATGCACACATTGGCGGCAATCGAACGCGTTGAAGCCATCGATGATGCCGAGTACCTGGCACTCTTACGGCCGTATGCCCAGGGACGACCGGAGGGGACCGAGGCGTTCCTGCAGGCGGCATTGGAACGGAAGCATGCGCTCCGTGCCGACTTCGAAGGGTTCTATCAAGGCGTCCTGGGTGATAAAACCTTCAGCTTTGAGCAGTTGGTAAAGGCGCGGGCTAAGCAAACCACCACGGTACTCTCCAAAGAACTGGAAGACGCGGTGAGCACCATCGTGGAGAAAGAATCGTGGCAAGGGGTCGTGATTCCGTTCGACCGCGACATGGTGGAAGATGTGCAACTCCATCTGTTCACCGAGCGTGTGCCGGGGCGCCGTGGGAAGGTGGATCACCGCACCGTCTATCGGCTGAAGCTGCGTCCGGACAAACAGCAGCGTATGCTCGATGCCATCGAGATGGTTCAGAAAGGGGAGAGCGGTCTCCCGCGAGCTGGTGATCCCCTGATCGATGACGTGTATTACACCCGCATCCTGAATGGCGTGCGCACGGTCAATGCCCATCTGGAACGCGGAGGGAAATTCAACACGTCAAAACTCGATCCGGCCCTTGCGTGTGAAGCGGAACTACGCACGCTGCTCAATGCTGACCGGATCGAAGTGCGGGACATGGCAGCGCATTACCTGAAGACCATCGATGAGTTGACCATCTTCGCGCGTGGCGGCGCCACCCCCTCGGGGCGCGTCTCGCAGTTCGAAATGTTCCGCGTGCTGCCCGGGCGCGTGAGTGTGCCAAAGATGACCGGGCCGACGTTCCGTGTAACGGAAGGCATCGTGCAGTTCGACCAGCGAATGTGTGTCGAGGGGCATATCGAACTGAAAGCCACCGATAAACGTGTCGGACAACTGTTCAAAGGCAATCTGCCGAAAACCGGCAAGCAATACACGCTGGAGTATGACGACGGCACGAAGATTCGCGTGCGCCCCTTTGCTACTGACCATTACGACGAGCACTATATTCAGCCGGGGCAAAACTATTATGCCATCTCCGGCGATATCGAAATCATCGTGCCGGGGAAAGGCACGCCGGAACAGGTGGAGCAGACCTTTGAGAAGCTGCGTCAACTCGGCCTGCCCGCGGAAGTGGCGCCCCCCGAATACCAGGAATACCTGTATCTGCACCAGGTGGCGGTCGCCAATAATTTGCATACTTCGGATGTCGGCTACCAGCAGATGATGCGCCAACTGGAGGCACGGAATGCGCCGATCAGTGAGCGGGTCGAGGAAATGGTGGCGTATTGGAACACACGCCTCAAGGTGAAGGATGTGCGGAAGCTGGCCCGGTATAATCCTGCCGGCGAGTATCAGCTCGATACGAGCGAGCGGCGAAAGGGAAACATGGTCGGATATCGGCGCACCTTTCGTTTCGACCTCGATGTCGAGAAAGAGATGCGCGGGTATAACTTGATCCACCAGGTCGTCGGCGGTGCGGCGGATGAGTATGTGAAGATGGTCGACCTGGCGCTCTCGCATAACGGATCGCTGCTCTCCACCACGGAGAAGCTACGCATCGGAGTACCGCCGGGGGGCATGTCGCCGGAAGCGGATATGGGTTCCGGTGGGGCGAATTATGTCTTTACCCGCTGGCGACCCGATCCCCGCGGCGCCAAGTCGTTCCGCGAGATGGGCTTCTACTTGAGGCCCGGTGTGGTGCAGCGCACGGACACCATCGTATATGCCACCGACCATTACGGACGGTGTTACGGGAAATTCGTCGAGACGCACCGGGAGACGTCGCCGGCGCGGTGGAAGCGCATTGCCGAGACCAGCCGGAATAACGAAACGATCATCAAGCAGAACGTGACGCTGCTTGACAATCTCGACTGTATCGTGTTGGATTCAGCCAGCGCCAAGCAACAGATGATCGCCATATTCCAGAAGCATGGCGTGACCGCGTTGCCGGACGGACGGAAGATCGAAGAGATCATTCACATCATCCCCGGCGCGAGGAGAGGATATACGGGATGAAACCGATTGCGCCTACGGATACCGACAAGCCGATGGAAACGCTCATCGCGTGCATCGAGGAACTCAACGCCGGTGGCTCGGACGGTAAACTCGTCTGGTCGGATGGCTTTGCCATATCACTCGGCGTCATCGTGCGTGTTGAGATCAAAATGGTCGATGATCCACGCTACTTCTTCCTCGCCCATGCCGTCCTCGGTTTCGAAGAGGGTGGTGAGCACCATGGCGGCGTCCATGTGCATAAGATCGTCAACTGGTATGCCGATGATCCGCCACTCGAATTTGCGGTGATCGATACCGAGGGACGCACATTGGAGTTCTGGCTGATTGAACCGAGCTGCCAACCAGAAGAGGCTCAAGCATATGCGGCATGGCGTGAACAGATGGATCGCCAATCCGAGATGCGTGATGCCGCCTATACGCGAATGCGTGAAGCGTTGGAAAGTATGGCGCGTGAGTGGCCGGAGGATTACTAAGCATGAAAGTGGAGTATTACATCGAGTATGCGCTCAAGCACGATTCGACTGATAGGTATTACTACAAGCCCATCGGCGTCTGGGCACATGGCCTGGGGGGAGGCTTGAACGTGTATGGCCTATATCTTCCCGAGGAAACCGAAGCCCAGGAACGTGCTGATTGGATCATCAACGATCTGGTCGAGCAGGAGGTGGTGACGCTCCCGGAGGATTGGCTTCGGCGAAAAGCCGCGAGCATTGGACTCTACCAGGGAGATGTTTCTCCGATCTACTTCACCGAGGGATTACACGCAGATGATGTGGCGGAACGCGTGCTGGCGTTGATTATGGCTGGGGGGCCGATTGGCGATCCACCGTTGCCTTCCGCATAATGCCATCGTCTGTTGGTATAACCGCGATAGAGGTAGCAACCTACTCAGTGATATCCCCGAGTCAATCGGCATAAATGACAATTTGTAGAGAGCTACCTCTTAGTCACTATACAGGATTTAGTACTGGCGATATAATTCCGATGTCTTTGGGCAGCAACGCCCTACGCAAAATTGAGGCACTCGGCTGGTCCAGACATCGGTAATAAGATATCGCACTACATGGTGAAGGAGGCAATTTTTATGAGTAGGGTAACCGCTCTGAAGTTCACAACGCGAGGCTTCAGCGTTGTCACGCTCGAGGGGACACGAACAACCCCCACTTGTGTTACTAATAAGGCGTTACTCTATCCTACTAGCCATGATACATCGAGACTGATGGACTGGTGTGAAACCCAATTCAATCTGCTAATTGACCAGGAAATCCCTGACAGAGTCGCTTATAAGTTGGTAACCTCCCTATCAGCACACGACCAAATATTCCACGTCTACTACGCACTAGGCGTGCTCCACCTTGTTTGTCATAAAAAAGAATTGGAGATCCAGCACGTTACTCCGTCTAGCTTATCTGCCAGATGTTTCGGCCTTCAACAAGGCACTGACATGGACAGCTATATTGCCTCGTTATTCACTGGTCGCCCGTCTCCTTGGAATAGTGAGATTCGGGAAACAGCTTTAATTGCCTTGTCGAGGTTAGGACGATGACTTCAGGCTACACAGATATCGGAAAATACCAAAGAATTGAGAGACTAGGTGGTGGTTATTTCGGCGATGTTTATAGGGTATATGATCGCGCGTTAGATACCCAGAGAGCGCTTAAAGTAATCCCGGAAGATCCAAGCCATCCTCGGGATATTGAATTATGGGAGGCACAGCTCCTAGAAGTATGCAAACACAAACACATCGTTGAAGTAAAGGAAGCAGATCTTGCAGACGTTGATGGAATTCCCAGCGTTATCATTGCATGCGAATTGATGCCAAGAGGATCTGTCGATGACCTGTTAGAGAATAACTTTATATCGGTATATTCGTCTGCTGATATTATTACTCAAGCACTGTTCGGTTTAGCGCACTTACACGCAGCAGGAATCTTACACTGCGACTTAAAACCAGGGAATTTACTGATTGGCGATAGTGGAGTGATAAAATTATCTGATTTCGGGTTGGCTGTTTCGTGTGGTGACACACCAGACCATTTTTACACTATGCATAAAGCTCCCGAATTAATTCTCGGTGAGGCTCCATCCGAACTGACCGATGTTTATGCAGCCGGAGTCACCTTATTTCGCTTACTGAATGGTGTTTATGATATCGCAGCTATACTACCCACGAACTTTAATGAGGCAATTACTCGTGGCCGTTTCCCTGATAGGTCAGCTTACTTGCCACATATACCTGAAAGAGTAAAACGCATATGCAATCGAGCAATGCATATAGATAAGACAAAACGGTTTCAGAGTGCAGATGGGTTTCGCCAAGCACTCGAGGGACTCCCATGGAGTATTGACTGGCATAAGATCAGTGACACTGAATGGCATGGAATAAAATCCGACGTGCAATATACTATAGAGGTATTTGAAAAGCGTACTGGATGGTGCCTTGATTTCAAACGTAATAATAGACGAATTATTGATTATTGCGGATCAAGGTTACCGTCTGAGATGGACGCTGTTTCTGCTTTGTATGAGATGATACGCACTACAACATTGAGTTAGGTATCCACCATTGAAGGATCATTATGGCGATTAACATTCCTGTCAATTTGTAACTGAATAACACTGCCAACATGTTTGCTTCTGTACCGTATGACCATGCACCAATTCAACTTGTGTATTTCCCTCCTGCCTAATTAGCCACGTCACTTTCCACAACGTTTACGTATGTAAGCCAGCGCATGTAAGCGCTCTCCCAGCATCTATTCTCAAGGTATTTCTGATACATGTCTTTGCCACCGACCGAGAGCGCCTGGCCTTTCTGTTCGTATATTACGACCGCCTCTGGTCCGAGGAAGATGCGGTCGATATCACGCTGCTAGCAGAAGAGCTACAAGTGATCGAGGAAAAATTCTTCCCTAGCATTTCGTAATATTTGCTGCCTCAAACGTATGAGGGTGCATGTAGGGGTGTTTACACCCCGCCAGAGATCACTCACATGCACACCTTCGCTACCGACCTGGATCGTATAGTCTTCCTCCTGGAAGCCGATGCCGACCTGCATGGCTTCCTCGGCCTGACCGCCGAGGGAGCCACACAGGAGCCGTCGGTTGACATCACCACCGAGGAACTCCCCGAGGGTGAACGTCCGAAGTACATCACCAACTACATCGGGAGCAAGCAGAAACTCGTCGAGTGGATCTGGAAGCATACCCCGGATGGCATCGCCTCGGTGCTCGATGGGTTCAGCGGGTCGAGTGTGGTCGCCTATATGTACAAGACCAAGGGGCTGCGAGTGGTCGCCAATGACCGGCTGCGCTACGCCTATCACGCCGCGCGGGCCATCGTTGAGAATGATGACACCCGCATCAGCAGCGAGGAACTGAACACGCTCCTGCAGCCCAACGCGAAAGCCGCCACCTTTGTGCAGGACAACTTCAAAGGGTTGTTCTTCGCCAACGGCGTGCATGCGATCATCGACCAGGTGCGCGCCAATATCGACGCGGTCTCCGGTTACAAAAAAGACATTGCCCTCTTCGCCCTCGGTAAAACGTGCATGTCCGGCAAGGGGGGATTCGGACACTTCTCCAGCAGCACCGATTACGGCAAACGGCAGGATACCCCGGATGAATTCAAACAGCGCTTCGCCAAAAACGTCGCCCGCATCAACGCACTGGTATTCAGCAACGGCAAAGACTGCAAGGCGAACCAGAAAGACATCAACGCCCTGCTACCCGAGGTGAAGGTCGATCTCGCGTATTTCGATCCACCGTATGCTACCGAGTTCAGCACCACCAATTACGAGAAATCCTACCATTTCGTCGAAGGGTTGATGAGCTACTGGGATGGGTTGGAGATCAAAGCTGATACAAAGACGCATCACTACGTCACCGATCACCAGACGGTGACCAAGGCAAATGCCAATGCTTTCTTCGCTGAGTTCCTGGCCAATGCCAAGCAGATCCCGCATTGGCTGATTTCCTATCGGGATCATGCCTATCCGAACGAAACGGAGATGCGTCAGATCATCGCCGACACCGGCAAGGATGTCAGCCTGCGCTCGCACGACCATCATTATTCGATCTCCTCGCGGCATGGCGATGCGTCCGATGCCAAGGAGTACCTGTTCATCTGTGCGCATGATACCGGCGCGAAGGCTAAGGCTGATGAAGAAGCGGGGGATTTCGAAACGTCCGGGGAGTTGGATCATCTGGAACTCCTTACCTGCATGGCGGGTAAAGACGATGACCCTGTGCGGGTCACCGGCTACATGGGCTCTAAGTACGTCATGCTTGGGTGGATCGCCCGGCAAGTACCGAAGGAGGCGAAGTCCATTCTCGATGCCTTCAGTGGCGGGGCGAATGTCGCCTACCACTTCAAACGCCAGGGGCTGAAGGTGGTCGCCAACGACCTGCTGCGCTATCCCTATCACCTGGCGCGCGCGGTGGTCGAGAACAGCCATGAAACGCTCACCGATGACGATATCGAGCGCATCCTCGCGCCGAATGCCGATGCCGGGGATTTCATCGTGCGCACCTTCCACGGTTACTACTATTCGAAGCCGGTGCTGGCGTGGCTAGACCAGGTATGGGCGAACATCCAGAAACTGCCCGGCTACAAGAAAGACCTGGCGCTGGCGACCCTCGGCACCACGGTGAAGGCGAAATCCGCTTTCGGACAGTTCAACCGTTCGAAGAAAAATTCGAAAGCCTCGCTGGATGCTGACGCTGGTCTGTCCAATTCCCAATTGACCAATGTGCCAGTCTCCGAGTTCGTGGCGACCTTTCGCAAAACCGCCAAACGGCTCAACAGCCTGGTATTCGATAACAGCCAGGAGTGTAAAGCGACGAATCTCGATGCGGTCGAGGCCGTGCAGAAAGTTGGCGCCGATGTGCTCTATCTCGATCCGCCGTATGTCACCGAGTTCAATCGGAACGATTACGAGAACGATCTGCATTTCGTTGAAGGTTTGATGACCCGCTGGGCCGACAAGGAGATTCTCGACAACGGGCGTCGGAGCTATCCGTCGCGCACCACCTTCACACGGGAGTCGATGCAGGAGTTGATGGCGTCGCTGGCGCGCGAGTCGCGCGGCAAGTATGACACGGTGCTCCTCTCCTATCGCGATAAAGCCTTCCCCGCTGAAGCGGACATCCAGCGCATCTTCGCCGAACACTACGGACTGGTACGCCGGAAAGCCATGGAGGTGGAGTACAACATGGCGCGCACCTATGGCGCCGGCGGTCAATTCGCAAAAGAACTGCTCTTCGTCTCCTCGAAGCCGCGCCAGGCGGCGAAGACGGCGCAGGCCGATCACCGCCCGGCCAATTGCCATACCAGCGTGCCCGTGGACATTCATCTCTCGACGGAAGGCCAGGCAACAACACCCGGGTCGGGTGATCCACGTTTCACTTGCATCCTCTGCCGGGTCGGCACGAACAAGAACGGCGACCACTTCCTCGCTGAAGAGCTGGCTAGCCGCTACGTGACTGCCGTCAACAAAAAAGTCGACCTGCAGCACTCGCAGGATGTCACCGATATCGTCGGCGGCATTGTCGGCTCGGATTACATCGAAGATGACGCCGGGGGCCGGGTCGAGTGCGTCGGCGAGTTGTATGTCCAAGATGCGCCCAATGCGCAGTTGGCCTACCGGCTGATGAAGTCCGGCATCATCGCACAGGTCTCGATGGAGTGCGATTACACCGAAGGCGAATGCTCGGTCTGCGGGAAGCGGGCGCAATCGAAAAACGATTACTGCCTGCATCTGCGTAAGTACAAAGGCGGCGACTTCCAGGGTCAGCCCGTCTATGAAATTCTGCATGGCGTGACGTTCACCGGTCTCGGTCTGCTCGACCGCAAAGGGGCCGACGAAAATGCACGCATCACCCAGGTGGCCTCGCAGGGGGCCGACATCCCGGAAGGAGACACAATGGACGAACCGATCCGCGACGCGGCTGACAGCGAGGCCGCCAAAAAATCCACGCCGCCCGCGGGAGGCGGCACACCGCCGGCAGATCCTGCCGCACAACTCAAGGCGCTGGAGCAGGAGAACAAGCAACTGAAGCAACAGGTTGTTGATCTGCAAAAGCAAGTCGACGAACTGCTGGCCGCACAGAAAGCCGCCGCCAATCGTGCCAAAGCCCAGGCGCTGGTGCGCAAGCTGGAACGCCAGGGGCTGAAGTTCGGCACCGACGAGGAGAAGGATGTCGAAATCGGTCGGTTGGCTGGCCTCTCCGATGAGGCATTTGCCGCCAGCGAAGCCGCTTATGGTCGTATGGCACAGGCCATGCCCGGCAAAACGGATGCCAGTGATAAGACCAGTCAGGCCGACAAAGCCGATTGTGCTTGCGACAAGAGTAAAGCCACCGAGCAGATCACCCCGCCGTTGAAAACGGATGCCGGGGTGCGCCCGCTGGACGTCGATGACCGGAATGACTCGCTGGAAGAGCAACTGAAACGTGGCTTCCAGCAAGCGTATGACGAGCGCATCGCCCGCGTACAGAGTTAAATCACGAGAGGAGATTCATCCATGTCCTATATTACTCCGGTCCATCAGGGGCTGTGCTATGGCGACGGGACGCTGCAAGGTGCGGGCGCGCTCGGGCAGGTGGTGCGCCTGGTTGGCAACGACCGCTTCGCCGATAACACCGATCCCGCGCTAAAGAGCTTCGGCATGCTGGCCAAAGACTACAAGGACGGCGACATGCCGGGCGTCTACTGCAACGGCGGCGTCTATGAGACCGATGTGTTCGACGGCACGATTCAGGCTGGTGACGATCTGAAGGTGTCGACAAACGGCAAGCTTTCCGCCGGCGTGCAACAAGGCGAACAGATCATCGCCCGCGCCATCGCCGTCGAGGGTGGTCTGCTGAAGTTCCGGCTGTGGCTGTAAAGGAGACTTGCCAGTAATGAAAACGACCATGAATCAAGCGTATATGGCGAAAATGGCGCAGTTGATGAGCCAGGCGCTGGAATCCCCCGAGGGGATGCGCGCGCTGGCGGCCGCCATTGCCGCGCCTATCGAGCAGGAGATCGCCCGCAAGGAAATCTCATCGCTACTCCTCACCCAGCACACGTTGCCGAAGGGGGAGCGCCCGCTGTATCAGAAGAAGCCGCGTGTAAAAGCCTACTGGATTTCCACCGAAGGGGAGATCCGCGAGCAGCAACTCGGGCAGGATGAGGTGGAATTCGGCACCAACCGCATCCACTCGAACCCGATGGTGGATGTGTCGGTGCTGAAAAACGGCAATATCGGCACGTTGATGGATATCCAGCAGGCGGCCGCCGACGAGATCCGCAAGGAGATCGACAAGCGCACCATCAACGTGGTGTCCGCGGCGGTGCCCAGCGCCAACACCATCGAGGTGGCAGGCAGCGTCATCACCGAAGCGGCGCTCAACGAGGCCATTTCCATTCTGGAAGACCTGGAACTGTCGGCCAAATACATCGTCATGCGCGGGAGGCGCTTCAACGATCTGCGCGGTTGGGATCTCGATCCGCAGACGCAAAACGAGTTGCGCACCAAGGGTGTGATCAAAAACTACGGCACCGGCGGCATCCTGCTCACCGCGTCTGCGGCGCTGAATGAAGTGCTCATTCTCCCGGAGGATGAAGTCGGCAAAATGCCGATCCGCGAGACGCTGAAAACCGAGGCTATCGACCGCAAAGAGCGGTTTAAAACCGGCTGGTTGGTCTGGTCGGAACTCGGGCAAGGCATCCTGCGCCCGGATATCCTGGTGAAGATCAAGCTGCTCGGGGTGAACAATCCGCCCACCGTGGGGTTGAGCAATCCAGCCGCGGTGAACCTGCAGGTGTCTGTGGTGCCGACCGCCTCCGATGGCGATACCGGTTTGGCCAATCTGCTCATTCTCTGGGGTGATGGCGAGAAGACGGATGCCGTGACCAGCGGACAAGTCACCCAGCACGACTATGCGTTGGCTGGAACGTATCGTATCACGCTGGTCGCCACCGACACCTCCGGGCAGACGGCCACCACGACGAAGATGGTCACCGTGACCGCTGGATAAGGGGAATCCGATGTCGTACGTCATCCGTAACCTTCATCCCTCCGTGATCCACATCCCGGATGCCAGGCTGCGCCTGAATGCCGGGCAGACGGCGGTGATGGAGACCCTTACCCCGCAGATCGAGACGTTGCTGGTGAATCGGACGCTGGAGATCATGGCCAGTAACTCCGATTCGCCAGAGGCGATAATGCCGGTCGATGGGGAGTGTATTGCTTCCGAAGTCACGGAACCTGCCATGCCGGCAATCGCAGAGAAGAAGAACAGAAAATCCGTGACAGCGACAAAATCGGAGCAGAGTGATGACGCTCAGTGAACTCGTGCAGGCGATGCGAATCGATCTCGGCGACACAGAAAGCGAACTCTTCGGGGATATGGCGCTGGAGCGGTGTGTGATTCGGGCGATCTACCCCGTGGGCCAGGATGCGGGACAACCGCTGAAGATGGTCAATGGGGAAATCGCCCCCGAACCGGATGGCAATAGCGCGGAGGTGCTGCTGCTCCTCGCGGAGAGTTACGCGTGCGGCGTGATGCGCGGCAAAACCGCGAACGGGGTCAACATCAGCTCCGGCGATAAACGGGTGGATCGCAGTACGCAAGCCAAGCACTGGGCCGACCTGGAAGCCGATTTATTGGCGCGATACCGGCAGCGCATCACGGAGATGACGGGCGGTGAGTTCTTCATCACCCCGCCACCGCTGCGCCCTGTTATGTACGAGCAAGGCTGTGAGGTGATCGAGTATGAGCTCAGTGAGTGAGGCGGAACAGCGGCAGGCTGTCGCGGACGTGCGGACCATCATCCTGGCTGCCGGGCAGCGGGCCATGGTCATGCGGGAGATGTCCGGTGAGCGACTGTACGGTGCCGATGATGCCGAGTATGCCATGATCGGCACGATCCCGGTGGAATGCGTGCCCACCCCGCCCGAGGAGCTGGCGCAGAAGATCGACGGCACGGCGAATGTGCTGGCGGATGCGGATGTGCAGGCGAAAGATCATCTGACTATCGGGGGCCTGCCGTATCGAGTGCAGGCGGTGCGTGAGGAGCGCTGGTTTGGCGTGGTCACGCACAAAGTGTTGTCACTGGTGCGGTTTCATGGGCGTTGAATTGTTTGGCGATTGGGAGCGCGTGCGGCATCTGCTGGAAGATCAACCCGGCGCGCGCCTGGCGCTGGCCATCCGGCAGGCCACAGTGAAAGCCGCCATCCTGCTGGTGCGGGAAATCCAGCGTGGCATTCGCAGCCAGGCGCCGGGCGGACAGCCTTTCGTGCAATTGGCGGCATCGACCATTACCCGCAAGCATTCGAGCAAGGCATTGATCGACACGGGTTTCCTGATCAATTCGATCTCGCATCGCATCCTGAAGGATCAGGCGTTCGTCGGGTTGCTGAAGACGACAGTGTATCGTGATGGCGAGTCGGTGGCGAATATCGGGGCGGTCATGGAGTACGGCGCGACCATCCCCATGCCGAACGGGGTGACGATCATCATCCCTGCCCGTCCCTTTCTGCACCCGGTGATGGCGCAGCATAAGGATGCGATTCTCGATCTCTATCGCGATGCATTACGGTCGGCATTGTTGGAGTAAAGGGAGTGCGATGGACACCATCCGCCTAACGACTGAAGCGTTGATCCGTCTCTTCCAAGCCGAGATCGATCCGCACACGCTGCTGGTGGCCGCCGATGATGTGTTCGAAGCCACCGAGGTGCCGGCGCTGCTGCTCCAGGGGCCGACGCCGGTGGAGGATGCGCGACGGCGCACGCTGGCGCAGTGGACGGAGCGGGATCAGGCGGCGATGTCCTTTCGCCGTGGGCGCTATCCCCGGCTCTATCACCTGGAGTTCGAATTGGTGGCGTCCGCGGGCGATGAACGGAGCTTACTCACGCTCATCGGCAAGGTCGCGGCGCTCTACCAGCGGATACCGCTGCTGACGGTGCCGGATATGGGTGCGCTCCCGCTGACGGAAGTGACGCCGCTTGGAGGCGGGCGGCGTGTGAATTTATCGAATCTGCGCCAGGCGTCGGGTCGCCTGCGCATCGAGGATTGTCCGGTCGGCGATGCGGACGCCTTGCAGACGGAAACGGGATCTCTCATCGGGACACCCACCATCGCCGTAGATTTCGGAGGACGGGAATGACGGTCGTACTCAATAAGCTGTTTCAGCCGCTGACCTATCAGACGGCGAGTGGCGCCGGATTGCACCTGCCGCCGCGGGGGCGGGTCGAGTTGCCAGAACGTGAAGTGTCCGAGGAACTGCGCCGGGCGGCGCAACGCAGATTCATCGTCCTGGATGCGGAAACGCCGACCGCCGGTGATCCCGTCGACTCGGCGGACACCGGGACAAAGGAGGGCTGATTCCATGCCGAGTTATTTCTCACCGGGCATTTATCCCCGTGAAATCGACTTTTCCTTTTACGTGAAGCAGATCTCCACCAGCGCCTGCGCCATGGTAGGTGTGACCGAGCGCGGTCCTGTCAATGAGCCGACGCTGGTGACGAGTTGGGAGCAGTTCCTGCACACCTTCGGCGGCTATCTCGCCGCCGGGTACCTGGTGTATGCCGCACGCGCCTTCTTCGATAATGGCGGTTCGGTGCTCTGGGTCACGCGCATCGCACATGCCACCGATCCGACGAAACCCGAGACACTGGTTGCAGTGCCGGCGACCGTCACGTTGAAAGATCGTGCGGGGACGCCGGTCAATACGCTGACGATCACGGCGGCGTCGCCGGGCACGTGGGGACGGAAGCTTTCGATCACCGTGCAGGACGGCACGCGTAATCCGACCACCGAGTTTACCCTGCTGGTGAAGGAAAACGGCGTGGTCAGTGAAGTCTACGCCGACCTGTCGCTGGACGAAACGAAGGCGAACTACGTTGAGTTGATGATCAATGGGAAGTCCGACAGCATTCTCGCCGCGGACAAACAGAGCGCAACCGCATCTCCCGCGAACCGTCCGGCAACCGGAACATTCGCGCTGACCGGTGGCGACGATGGCCTGACCGGGCTGACCGACCAGGATTATATCGGCGATCCTGGTGTGCATACCGGACTCTATGCTTTCGACTCCGTCGAGGCGTTGAACCTGCTGTGCGTGCCCGGGGTTACCACGGCCACGGTGATTATCGCCGGCCTCACGTATGCGGAGAACCGGAAAGATGTGCTCTTCCTGGCCGATGCGCCATTTGGCATTCCCCCACAGGAAGCGCTGGATTTTCGTAAAGGCACGGGAACGTACAATCACGCGGCGTTCGATTCGTCGTATGGCGCGCTCTACTACCCATGGCTGCGCATTACCGATCCGCTGACCAATACGGCGAAGTATGTGCCGCCCACCGGCGCGGTGGCCGGTTGTATCGCACGTTCCGACCAGAAGGCGGCGGTCTGGTCTGCCCCGGCGGGGATCGACCGGGGCCGGATACGGAACGTGTTGGGGCTGGGCTATATCACCAACCGTTCCGAGCGTGATGTGCTCTATCCGGAAGGCATCAACTGCATCGCCTCGCTCCCAGATGCCGGCATTTGCCTGTGGGGCCAGAAAACGCTGCAGGAGCTCTCATCGGCGACGGATCGGGTGAATGTGCGCCGGCTGATGATGCACATCGAGAAAGCGGTGGCTAAATCCTCGCAGTTCGTGGTCTTCGAACCGAATATCAAGGCCACCTGGCGCGCGCTCATTCGGCTGGTCACCCCTTTCCTGCAGGACATCAAGGACAAAGGCGGGCTGTATGACTTCGCCGTGCAATGCGACGAAGAGACCAATACCCCGGCGGTCATCGACCGCAACGAACTCGTCTGCCGCGTCTTTGCGAAACCGACGAAGACCGCCGAGTTCATCGAACTGAACTTCATCCTGACCGCCACCGGCGGCGATTTCAAAGAACTGATCTAAAGGAGGCATTCCATGGCAACAGCCTACTGTCTGAAGTGCAAATGCACGCGGGAGATCAACGATCCCCGTTATGAGACGCTGAAGAACGGCACACTCGCGGTGAAGGGGGTGTGTCCGATCTGCAGCAAGCCGATCTCCCGCATTCTGGGCAAGGCCGAGAAAGGAACCACACGATGAATTTGCTAATCTACCTCGACCCGGGGCATGGCGAAGGCGTCACCGGTCAACGCGACCCGGGAGCCATTGGGCCTACCGGATTGACGGAAAATGAGGTGACGTTCGATGTGGCTAAACGCCTTGGGCATCTGCTCCGTGAACAAGGTGTGGAGACGCTGGGCGTTACGCTGACAGCCGCCCGCGATGACGAGAATCTCAACGAAGCGATCAAGGCGGCGAACGCCGCGGGGGTGCACCTGTTTGTCTCCCTGCACTGCAACTCGGCGACCACACCGTCCGCGCATGGTGTGGAAGTCTGGCATGGTGGGGGCAGTACCGCCGAGAAAGTGGCCAACACGGTGCTGGCACGCATCATGACGGAATTCACCGGCGGCCAGGGCGCCTGGCTCAACGGGCGCGTGTTGCCGTTGACCAGCCGGGGTGCCAAACACGGCACCTTCGCCGTGCTCCGCAACACGCACATGCCGGCCATCCTGGTGGAGATGGCCTTCATTTCCAATCGCCAGGAAGAAGGCTGGCTGTGCGACGCGAGCGTGCGGCAGCAGTTCGCGCAGGCCATCGCGGATGGCATTCTCGACACACTAACATAAGAAAGGACGGCAAGCAATGAGTATTTTCCATTTTGTGATCACCCATGGGGACGCCTTCGTTACCCTCCTGGTGGCGCTGATCGGCGTGTTGAAGTTGACGGCCTGGGGGAAGGCGAACGCCGAAGCGTTGGCGTTGCTCGTGGATGTCATCGAGCAGAAGAACAGCACGGACATTAAGCAGACGGTGGCCGCCTTGCACGGTGACCTATCCGGGGTGGCCCAGGATGCGTTGGACGATGCCGTTAATACCGCAGATGCGAAAAAGAAGGCGCTGCCGACGATCTTGCGCGTGTGTCGTGAGGTGTTCCGTGGGCTGTTTCCCGTGCGCTGAATAGGAGTGACCATGCTGGACATCCCGCGACAGGATGAGGAACCGGGTGACCGGGGACGCTGGTATGGCAAGTATCGGGCGTTCGTACGGGACAACCGCGACCCGGAACGGCTGGGGCGTCTGCGTCTGGAGATTCCTGCCGTGTTGGGGACGGGGACGGACGCCTGGTCTGAGTGGGCCAGTCCGTGCTTTCCCTATGGTGGGAATCCCGACTGCGGTCTCTATCTCATTCCCGAGATGGGTGCCTCCGTGTGGGCGGAATTCGAAGGCGGCGATGTCCAGGCGCCGATCTGGAGCGGGGTGTGGTTGGCGGGATCGAATCCCGGTGAAATGCCGGCGGAAGCGGCCGCCAACCCCACGTCCTGCAACGTGTTGAAAACCGCTGCCGGGCACACCATCCTGCTGGAAGATGCCACGGGGCAGCAGCGGGTGCTGATTCGGGATGCCGGCGGGCAGCATCTGTTGCTGGACGTGGCTGGGTTACGGGTGGAATTGGTGAGCGCGGGAGAGATCGTCATTCGTGACGGATCGGGCAGTGAAATCGTGTTCTCCGGTGGGGCGATTCAGATCAAAGCCGCGGGACAGGTATCCATTAATTGAGGTGAATGATGGCAGAACAGACACAGGACACGGAGATGACCCCGGGCACCGTCGCGTTGACGTTCGAGCGCTGGCATTCCGAGTTTCGCGCCTTGCTGGAAGAGCACCGCCGGGACATCCAGACGCGCCTGGAGCGCATCGAGAAAGAACTGGATCGCAAATCCGATAAGGAGACGGTCGAGCTGATGATCAGCGGTGTGCGCGAGGATCTGCGCCGGCATGCCGAGGATATCAAGTGCCTCTATGTCGGCATGAGCACGAAAGTCAGTGCGGAGACGATGTGGAAAGTCGCCGGCCTGGCGCTGTCGGTCGGTGGCATCATCGCGGGGATCGTCTCGTTTCTGCTGCATTTGCTGGTGAAACGCTGATGCCGGCCATTGCACGCATCGGCGACGCCATCTCTCATGGCGGAACGATTGTTGGTGGTGCGGAACGCGTCTGTGTCGAAGGTGAACCTGCCGCGCGACAAGGCGATCCGGTGCGCTGTGACCAACATGGCATGCAGACGATTACCGGGGGGTCCTCGACCGTCCTGGTCGAAGGCAAACCCCTCGCGCGGGTAGGAGATACGGTGTCCTGTGGGGCGACGATCACGAGTGGCGCCGGTACGGTGCAGGCGGACTAAGCGATGACGGACATTCTCGGCCAGGGGTGCAAATTCCCCTTTCCAGTTCGGCAAGTTGACCGGCGCCACAGTGACCTCCACCGCCACGTCGCGCGATCAGCAACACATTCACGAGAGCATCCGGCAAATCCTCGGCACGCCTCGAGGCACGCGTTTCCTGCTCCCCGAATTCGGCAGTCGCCTGCAGGAGTTTCTGTTCGAAGGGAATGACGCCATCCTGCGCGGGCTGGTGCGCCACGAGGTGACCGAGGTGTTGGCACGCTGGGAACCGCGCATCATCGTGGACGATGTCCAGGTGACCACCGATGAGCATGCCGTGGTGGTGACGATCCAGTACCGGCTGATCGCTTCGCAAGTATCGGGCAATTATGTCTATCCGTTCTACCGGGAGAACGCATGAGTACAGGGCGTGCACGTCTGCCCTATATTAATAAGGATTACGACGCGATGCGCCGAGAGCTGTTGGCGCGCATCCCGCAACTCACCGACCGCTGGACGGATTTCAACGAATCCGATCTCGGGATTGTGCTGCTGGAACTCTTCGCCGGCGTCGGCGATATGCTGGCCTATTACCTCGATGCGCAAGCCGCCGAGTGCTATCTGCCCACCGCGCGGCGTCGCCAGAGCATCATCGATCTCTGTGCGCTTGTCGCCTATCGTCTGCACGGCCCGGTGGCCGCCACCACGCAATTGCGATTTACGCTCGCGCAGCCGGCAACGAAGCCCATCACCATTCTCGCCGGCACCGTCTGTCGCGTGCCCGCGGATGGTGAGAGTGATGCGATTCCCTTCGAGACAATGATGGATGTCACCATTCCTGCCGGACAAACGACGGGAGAGGTGGACGCCTGGCAAGGCACGCGGCAGATCGATACCGCGCAGGCGACCGGTCAGGCGCTGCAGCGGGTGACGTTGAGTAAGACGGAAGTCGCTCACGGGTCGGTGACAGTATCCGTTGATGGGATCGCCTGGCAGACGGTCGCGCATTTCGCGGACAGCGGTCCCACGGATCGACATGTCCGCCTTGATCGCGATGGCCTTGATCGGACCACGCTGCGCTTTGGCGACGGCAAGGCGGGAGCCATCCCCGGTGCCGAACAGACCATCATCGTCAGTTATCTGGTGACCGGCGGTCCGGTGGGAAATCTGGCGCCGGATCGAATCACGGAATTGCCGACCTCCAATATGGTCAACGGGCAACCCGTGACCATCGCGGTGACCAATCCGATTTCCGCCACCGGCGGTACCGAGGCCGAGACGATGGAACACGCACGCATGGTTGCCCCAGAAACGGTGCGCTCTACCTGGAAAGCCGTGACGAAAGCCGATTACCTCGCGCTCTGCGAAGCGTTCCCCGGCGTGGCCAAGGCGCAAATCCTCGACTTGAACGACGATCCCACGCTGCGAGTCTATACCGTGCGCATCATCATCGCCCCGGAAGGTGGCGGGCTGGCGTCACCTTCGCTGAAAGCGGCGTTGCTGGCCTTCCTGGAAGCACGCCGCATGGTGACGGTGGAAGTGACGCTGGACGATCCTGTGTACCGTGCGGTCCCGGTGCAGGCTGATCTCTATACCTATCCGGGTGAACGGGCTGACGAGGTGCGGCAACGTGCCGAGATAGCATTGAGCGAGTATTTCGCATTCGAGCGGCAAGTGTTCGGGCAGGCGGTGTATCACTCTGATCTCGTTGCTTTGCTTGATGGCGTGCCCGGTGTCAGTCATGTGACGCTGCGCCAACCGGAAGGTGATGTGGTGCTCGGGGCGCGAGAGTTGGCGACGTTGGGCACGGTGACGCTGAATATCCGTGGGGTGCAGTGATGCCCACATTCGCGGAACGATTGCGCGATCTGTTGCCGGATCTGTACCTGCTGGAGGATGCCACGAACGACCTGTGGACGCTCCTGCAAGTTGTCGGCGCCACGGGAGATGAACTGCAGCAGGCCATCGAACGCCTGCCGGCAGTCGCCTCTGCCGGTACCTGTCCGCTGGACTTCCTGCCGTATCTGGCGGCGCTGGTCGGGTATGCTTATGATTCGCTCGCAGATCCGGAACGGCAGCGTCTCGGCATATTGGAAGCACTGGAGCGGTATCGCCGGCAAGGCACACTGGCCGCGCTCTCGCGCGAGCTGATCGCATATGGCTGGCAAGGTGAAATTCTCGAAACGCATCAGCGGGTGATGCGTCTGAATCGCCGCGGTCGATTGAATCGCCAGCGTCTGCCCGGCCCGCACTACAACCTGGGCGTGTTTCAGATCGATAGCCTGACGCTCGATGAAGGCATTGCCGAGATCGTCGCCCGGCATCAGCCTGCCGGGACACGTGGGTGGATTCGCCAGGGGCATCCGTTGCTCTCGACCGGATCATATATCCCCGCCGTGGCAGCAACCATCACGTTGGAAATCCGGGAACGGACGCTGTCGCACTGGCAATTCGGTTTGAATCGCAGCGCATTGAACGGCGCCGATCCCCTGACGCGATCCACCCTCGATGGTGGAGAACTGACCACTGTGTAAAGGAGACGGAAGCATGGCAGATGGGATTATCACACGGCAGGGACGCATCTTGCTGGCGCGCATGCTGCACGGCGATTTGCTGGCTGGCATCACACACTGCGCGCTGGGTGATGGGGATGCCGGTTTCACTGATCCGCTGCATCCCCCGCTGCCGTCGGTGAACCAGACGGGATTATGCCACGAGTGGGTGCGAAAAACGGCGGATCGCCGTGCCTATCTGGTGGAAGATCCTGCCGGCGCGCTGGTGGTTAACGGGGTGTCGTATCGCGAAACGACGGAGCCAACGCCCATCCTTGGAGTGTACTTTCGCTTTGATGAGGGGGAAGCCAACGGGGTGCCCATCAGGGAATATGGCTTCTTTGGCGGTAGGGTGAGTTACGTTGCGTCCGCACCGGGCGCCGTGGCGGTCGGGGGTGTGTACAATGCCACGACCAATCCGGATGGACAGGTGCTCACTCCCGGTTATCTTTACGAAGTCTGGACGATCCCCGACGTGGTGAAGACCGATGCCATGCAACTGCAACTGGTCGGCGTGATTGGATTGTAAGGAGACGAGATGACGATTTCACGCGAGACATTCGATCCCGCGAAGCGCTATAAACGGATTCGCTTTCATGAAGACCGGGATCTGCTGGATTCCGAGATGAATGAGCTGCAGGAGATCGCGGCCCATGCACAACGGCAACTGTTCGATGTGTTGTTCGTACAGGGAGCCATCCTCGATGGCCTGGCGGCCAGTGTCGATGGTCATGTGGTGACACTCACCGACGGTCATGTCTACATCGATGGTTCGTTGGAGGAAGTAGCTGGCGCCACGCTGAACTTCGATCCAGCGCGAACCACGGGCACGGATACCGTGTGGGTGGAAATCCTGCGTTCCGTCGTGGACATCGGTCAGGATACTGAATTGCTGAATCCGCTGACCGGGGAGCCGACAGCGGAACGCGAGCGATGGACGGCCTTTCTCCAGACGCGGGATACCGGCAGTGATCCCTTACCTCCTGGTTCTATCGGGCGCAGCACAGCGGCGATTTATTCCTTTGATCGAGCCACCGGAACGATCACGCCATATGTGGCTGGTACTCTCGGACATGACGACACCACGCGCCTGAATGCCCATATCGGGCATGGCGGGGCCAGCCAGCATCCTGTCGCGACTGTCAACCAGGATGGATTTATGAGTGCGGCGGATAAAGCAGCGCTGGGCAATCATATCGGTGAGGGAGGTGCGCAACATCCCGTCGCGACACCGACAGTGGCGGGTTTTCTGTCGCCGACGGACAAGGCCAAATTGGATGGCATCCAGGCGGGGGCAAAAGCCGGTGGGCGTTCCGCCACACTAGTGGTAGCGGCGGCGAATGCCAGTGCGGCCTCGAAAGCCGTCGCGGATTACGTCTGCGATGGCGTGGACGACCAGGTGGAACTCAACGCGGCGCGCGCCGCGCTCCAGGCTCTCGGCGGTGGCAAACTGGTGCTAACCGAAGGAACATTCACATTCTCCGATGTGCTGAAACTCTGTTCCAACCTGCTCATCGAAGGCCAGGGACAGGCGACGTTGCTCAAGGTGTCCGTGCCGCAATATTTCAACTGGGGGATGATCACCGTCAGCAATTCCGTCGAACCAAATCCGAAGAATATCACCATCCGTGATTTGGCCTTCGATGGCAGCCGTCCGGCACTTCCCCCCAACAGCAATGGGGCATCGGCGATCAACTTCAGCGGAGTTGACGGCGGGTTGCTGGAGAATCTGGACGCCGCGCATTTTCAATATGCCGGCACGGCGATCTATGTGGCCGGCAGTACGAATGTCATCGTACGGCATTGCCGCTCACACGATAACGACGGTTGTGGCATCATGCTGCACACGTCCTGTCGCCACTGCCTGGTAGAAGGCAATGTCTTTTACCGCAACGGCATCCATGGTATCTCGCTGCCCATCGCGTACGATTGCGCCATCGTGAATAACCTGTGCTGGAACAACAGCCTGGCAGCAGATAACAGCTATTCGAATATCTACCTGGGGAACGACACCGCCTGGTGCAATATTCAGGGGAACACCTGCCGCTATCACGATACCGCCGTGCGGCCCAAGGCGGGAATCGAAATCGTGAACGGCACGGGGACGTTGAAAAATCTGGTGACGAACAACGATTTGATGAACGGCGGCGTGACCCCCTTCATCAACAGCGCCCCGAGCACCGTAACGACATCCGGCAATCGCGTCGGCACGTATTAAGGAGCCAACCGCATGAGCATCTCGCGTGACACCTTCGATCCCACGAAGAATTACCGGCGTATCCGCTACCACCAGCGACGCGATCTGCTGGATTCCGAACTGAACGAACAGCAGGACATCGCCTTGCATGAGCAACAGCAGCTCTTCGATACCCTCTTCGCGCAAGGCGCCATCACGCAGGGACTGCAGCCCACGGTGAATGGCGCGGTGGTAACGCTGACAGCCGGAAACGTGTATGTCGATGGGCATCTCGTCACGGTGCCGGGCGCAACCCTGCAATACGATGGCGCGAAGGTGACGGGGACGGATTACGTCTGGCTGGAGGTCCTGTGCCTGGTGGTTGATGCATCGGAAGACGCCTCCCTGATAAATCCAACCACCGGCGAACCAACGGCGGAACGTGAGCAATGGGTGGCGACGGTACATGCCAGCGATCCCTCCGGTGATCCGTTTCCGGAACATGCCCTGGGACGCACGGTGGTTGCCATTTATGACTTCCATCGCGATACCGGGCAAGTGTTGCCCAGCGTGACTCGTCCATGGCATCCGGAAGATGCCGCCCGTCTGGATGGGCATATCGGACAGGGTGGTGATGAGCAGCACCCCGTGGCCACGGAACAGGAAGCCGGATTTCTGAGTGCCGCAGATAAAACGAAACTTGACAGCCTCCTTGCCGGAGGAGTGCCGGTCGGCGCCGTGATGGCGTTTGCGACCCTGATCTTGCCGGGAGGGTGGTTGGAGTGCAACGGTGCGCTGATCAGTCGCCAAACATATGCGGCGTTATTTGCGGCCATCGGCACCACCTTCGGAGCCGGGAATGGTGTGACCACCTTTGCGCTCCCCGATCTGCGCGGGGAATTTGTCCGTGGTTGGGACCATGGGCGTGGAGTCGATCCGGGACGCGCATTCGGGGGAGAGCAAGACCATGCATTCTTGCAACATGGCCAGCACGTGGGCGGGATCGGGAATTATCCGGGATACGTGTCGCTGGAAGATGGGCAGGATACCCCCAACTATCCACTCGTCAGCATTGGGGGCACGGAAACCCGTCCGCGCAACGTGGCGTTGGTCTACTGCATCAAGTATTGACCGGTCAGCACAGTCTCGAATTGTTTTGCGAAAATACGCACCACATGCCTTGACTTCATCGGCCAGTGTGAGTGATTCATTGGGTGTGCACACACGGATGTGTGCATATCGAAAGGAGAGACACAATGGCCGTAACAATCAACGATATCCGGTTTGGCCTGGAAATTGAAACGGTGGGTCGCACCCGCCACGAGGTGGCGAAAGCGATCCAGAGCGTGGTCGGGGGAACGGTCACGCATGTCGGCGTCCCTGCATGCTATGATCCCCACCAGGTGATCGATGCCCGTGGGTTGGAGTGGAAGGTGGTGGCTGACAGCAGCCTGACCAATGTCCCCGCGGACTTACGCGCGGAGGTGGTCACCCCGATCCTGAGCTACGACGACATCCCCCTGCTGCAGGAGGTGGTGCGCGCCATCCGCCAGGCTGGTGCCCGCTGTGATGAAAAGTGTGGGCTGCACCTGCACTTGAGCCATCCCAATGTCACCGCGAAGGCGCTGGCCAATCTCGCGAAAACGATCTACAAGCAGGAAGAGCTGATTTACGCTGCACTCGGAGTGACCCAGGAGCGCATGGAACGGTACTGCCGACCGCTGAACGCCACTTTTATCGAGCGCATAACGCGCATCACCCCGAAAACCTTTGACCAGCTCAATCGCCAGTGGTACGGGAAATACAACCCGACCCCACAACGCTACGACAGCAGCCGCTACGCGATCCTGAACCTGAACGCCTTCTTCCTGCGCGGGGCCGTGGAGATGAGAGCCTACGCGGGCAGCCTCCACGCCGGCAAGGTGAAAGCCGCCATCCAGTTCGGCATGGCGCTCTTCGCCAAAGCCCTCAACACGCAGGCGGCGTCGGCGAAGAAACGCAAATACGATCCCGCATCGGCGAAATACGATTTCCGCGTGTTTCTGATCAGCGCCCTCAGCATGAATGGTGACGAATTTAAAACCGCAAGGAAGCATCTGCTGACGCTTATGCCGGGAGACAGCGCATTCAAATATGGCAGGCCAACCGGCAAAGCCGGCAAGGCCAAAAAAACCGAAGAGACGACCGGGGCTGGAGCCGAGATGCTCCAGCCCTCGTGCTAAGAGAGGAGAGGATCATGGAGAAAAAACTGATATTGATCAGCGCCGCTGTGTTCGAAGGACTGGAAGCCGTCCGGCAATGCGGCGCCACCAACATGCTCGACCGCCCGAGAGTGATCGAGATCGCCGAGATGATGGGTTATGACGAGACCGCCGAATGGCTGCGCGAGAACAGGAATCTGTACGCCCAAGGCATCTTCCAGGGGTTTCGAGTTATCGAGGAAGGAGAAGCGCCATGTGCGGACTCTGCGGAGTGATCATAGGTAGGCACTCAAAGCGTCGCGCGAGTGAGATGGATGCGCTGGCCGATACCTTCATCCGGCTATTGCTTTGCTCGGAACACCGAGGTCAGCATGCCACCGGTGTCGCCTGGGTGAAACGTGATGGCGCCATGCAAGTAGCAAAAGAGCCACTGCCTGCACGGTCATTCATCCAAGGTGAGGCATTTATCGACTGGCTGCTTGGCATCGACCGGCAGGTAACCTACCTGATGGGACATACACGTTGGCCGTCCCGTGGGAGCGTAACGAATACAGCGGAAAATCACCCTATCAGCACGCCCCCCATCCTGCTGACCCACAACGGCACGATCACCGATCATGCCCGGCATTTCCGCCGGCTCGGGTTACCCCGCACCACCCAGGTGGACAGTGAACTGCTTGCCCGCCTGGCACAACACAATACCGCTTATAATAGTATCGACGTCGAAGGCTTCTTGGCCGGTTTGACCCAGTTAGAGGGGAGTATGAGCGCCGCACTGGTCGCCACCAGCCGCCCGGATGAGATATTGCTGCTGAAAGGCAACATGCCGCTCGAAGTCCGTTTCCACAGACGAAGACATCTACTCATCTATGCGTCTGAGTCCCGTATCCTCGATATGGCTATTGATAACGAGACAGGGTGGGAAGAGATGCCAATAGCTCCAGGTGAAGCGCTGGCGATCAGTACTACTGCGATATACGACCCATGCCGGCATCAGTTTACTTTTCAGGGAATGGCACGACAAGCAACATGGATGCGTTATACTGGAGCATAGAGTCAGTACTGATTGGAATGATCGCAAGCTTGTGATAAGGACAGTTAGACCATGGTGCCCGGTAACACCATGGTCTTCTTGTATTCAAAACTGTTACAGCCTGACTTGACTGAACTTTTTATAGCCGGTTTTGCAGATGGAAAATCTATATTCGACTTAGCACAGCAAATAATTCTTCTAGCATGCTTGTGTGCTTTTCGATCTCCTCAGCAGTTGGGGTGGTAAGGCCATGAACAACGTTGTTCCTAAAACTGCTTACGGCATCAAATGTCTCTCGTGCTTTCGGATCTATTTCAGAGAGAAAGTCCCTTTTCCAGTAGTATGCGAACTCACCATTCTTCGGTGGAAGCTTTTCTCTGAGTGCCTTCTCGAAAGCCGCCCATTTGATTATAAACTCTCCTAATCTATCAAAGCCATCTTTGTAAGTGATGTCAAGGGTATCTCCAAATAGGTTCTCAAACAGAATACGTGCTAATTCTAGATACGTCTCAACTTTTGTATGCTCTACGGTTATTCCATTCCCATCGTGGTACATCCTATTCCTAAGCCGATGATACCATTCGATATCATCAAGTGATATACCGATTAGTTTGTCAGAAGCAAATTCTTCAAGCAGATCAAGCAGTTTGGGAAAAGAATTTGTCGCTTCTTCTAATTGGGTCCTACTTGGGGATTTGGCGCCAGCATCACGAGTCCGTTTAGGCAAACCGAGATATGTCTTTATCATCAACTCGACGGCATTATCGATGCTTATCATTGCAATGCGTCGGTCAAAGTCGCCTTTTTGACGGAAATGATCAACAGCATGCTGAAGCAACTCTTTAGGCCCATCTGTCCAAGGCTTGGGCAT